TCCTCGCGTGGTGGACATGATCCGACGGGGTGAGTCGATCCCAATCCACTTTCACGACGGTGAGCCGGGCGGTCGGCACTACACGTACGTGCGCAACGTCGCGGGACACGTCGTGCGGCTGCTCATCGACGCGACGAACTCAGGCGATCAGTATCACTGGTACGCGCGCGAGGCGTTGCGCGGGCAGGAGTACATCACCAACGACGTGCTGGTCCAGCGGATCGCGGCACTCATGGAGCCGTGCACGGTATCCTTTCACGCCGTCGTGGCGGACGACGTGCGTCCGGGCTACGACCCGAGGTACGCTAGGCTCAGCGGCGACAACTGGCAACCCCGTGTCGACGTCAGCACGGGACTCAGGCAGACGGTAAGGTGGTTGAGCGAGCAGTGAGGCAAGGCATCATCGGCGCCATCACGGCGCACTGGCGCGAGATCTACGACTGGGCCGGGTTGGGCGTCCGGACCGTCGTCACGTCGTTCTGGGATCACGACGCACGCATTCTGGACGTGGGCGCCGGGCAGGGAAAGTACCGCGTGATGCTGGCCGACTACCCGCACGTGGACGGCTGCGAGATCTGGGAACCCACCGTCGAGAAGAACAAGTTGCGCGATCTGTACGACGTCGTGCACGTGGGTGACATTCATCACATCGTGCACTCGCCTACGTTCTACGACGGCGCCGGCGACCAGTACCGCTACGACGTCGTCATCATGGGCGACGTGCTGGAGCACCTCACGCGCGAGCGCGCGCAGGAGACGCTCGCCGTGCTCTACTCGATGAACGCGCACGTGATCGTCGTCGTGCCGTACAACTACCCGCAGGATGAGGAGGACGGCAACTGCTACCAGGCTCACCTGCAGGCCGACCTCTCGCCCGAGGTGATGACGCGCGAGTACCCCGAGTTGCAGTTGGTGGCGATACAGTCAGCCCTCGACGGCAGCCCGTTCAAGGGTCTTTACCAGAGGAGGACGGCGTGACGGCGGTTGGCTGGGTTGGTCTCGGCAAGTTGGGTGGACCGTGCGCGGCCGCGCTCGCGGAGTTCGGCGGGCACGACGTCCTGGGCTACGACGTGGTGATGGCGAGCGACTTCGGCGGATTGAGGACTGTGCCGCAGGCGGTCACGGTCGACGACGTCGTGAAGCACACTGAGAGCGTCGTGTACGTCGCCGTCCAGACGCCGCACGAGCCGCGCTACGGCGGCGAGCACATCTTGGGCGATGACTTCGAGCCGGCCGACTTCGAGTATCACTACCTCAGCAACGCCGTTGCCGAGGTTGCGGCAGCCGCGTACGCGGTCGGTAAGCCGATCACCCTGGTCATCGTGTCGACCGTGCTGCCCGGCACCGTGTCGCGCCGCATCAGGCCGCTGCTGAACGAGTTCACCAGCGTCGTGTACCACCCGTTCTTCATCGCCATGGGTACCGTCGTGGACGACTTCATCCGGCCGGAGTTCGTGCTGCTCGGCGTGGACGACCCGGACGACGCGCTGGACGTCCTCAACCTGTACGAGGGGATCCACACCTCGCCGGCCAGCGTCATCTCGATCGAGTCCGCCGAGTTGACGAAGGTGGCGTACAACACGTTCATCACCAGCAAGATCGTGTTCGCCAACACGCTGGCCGAGATGTGCGAGCACACCGGCGCCGACGTGGACCAGGTGACCGACACGCTGGCGCTCGCCACCGACCGGATCATCTCGCCCAAGTACATGACGGCCGGCATGGGCGACGGCGGTGCGTGCCACCCGCGCGACAACGTGGCGCTCGCCGCGCTGGCCCGTCAGTTCGACATGAGCGTGGACTACATGGGCTACCTCGCGCACGCGCGCGAGGCGCACACCGCGTGGCTCGCCGAGATCACGGTACACTGGATGGTGATGGCGCGCCTGCCGCTCGTCATCCTGGGTAAGACGTACAAGCCGGGCGTCGACTCGACCGCGGGCTCACCGGCGCTACTGCTGGCGGACATCCTCGCCAAGAATCACAGCGTGCCGCTCCGGCACGTGGATCACATGACCGACTCCGAAGTGTGGAGTCTGACTGACGACGCGTTCTACACGGGCAACGCGTTCATCTTCGACGGCAAGCCCCGCGTGTTCTTCATCGCGACGCGGCACGACGTGTACGCCAGGCTCGACTACCCGGCGGGCAGCGTTGTGATCGACCCGTTCGGCTTTGTTCCTCGTCGATCGGGCCTCACCCTGGTGACGCCCGGGCGTAAGCGTATGCTGGCACCAGGTCGTCAAGACTCGTAGGAGCGTGCGTGATGCTGACGCCCAGCGATGAACGTGACTTTCACGAGGCAGTTCGTCTCATCCAAGCGGTGGTGGCGCGCCACATCGGCGAACTCACCGGGCCGATCATCACGGCGGCCGAGTTGGCGGTGCACGACATCGGCGTCATCGAGCACTACCTCGACGCCGTGCGCCCGTAGGTAGACCGACGTCGTGCAACGTCGGGAACGAGCCAGGTCAACGCCGTAGTGCTATGATGACGTCATGAGCGACGTCGGGGTGTCACTGGCTGAGGTAGCCGGCGGGGCCGCGCGCGCACTACTCGACTACACGCTGCGACCTCCCGGCTTCACGCCGCTCAAGCACCAGATGCCGCCGCCCGGCAACTGGTACGGCTGGCTACTCAACGGCGGGCGCGGCTCGGGTAAGACGCGCGCGTCGGCGCAGTACGTGATCGACCACGTGAAGGGTCCAGCCTGCATGCCCGGGGCGACGCCCCACTGGATCGGCATCGTCGGTCCAACGCTCGGCGACGCGGCGACCGCGTGCTTCTCCGGCCCGTCCGGCATCGGCACGCACGACCCGACCGCCAAGTTGACGGGCGGCGTCGGCGGCCTCGCCATCAAGTGGGGCAACGGGAGTCACGCCAAACTCTTCGGTGCATCCACCCCCGAGGACATCGAGCGTCTGCGCGCAGGCGGGAATAATTGCCTGGTATGGGCTGAAGAGCTCGCCGCTTGGCGCTACCTCAACGAGTGCTACCAGCAGATCCGATTCGGCCTACGCACGGGGCCGCGGCCACGCTGGATCGCGAGCACCACGCCCAAGCCGAAGCCACTCATCAAGATGTTGGTCAAGAACACGCCGCACAACGTCGTCGTGACGCGCGCCACGACCGACGACAACCCCCACCTCGAGGCCGAGGTCCGCGCCGAGCTCGAGGCGGACTACGGCGGCAAGCAGATCGGTCGGCAGGAACTACACGCCGAGATCATGGAGCAGGACGAGTCGGCGCTGTGGCGACGCGACGACATCGACAACTTCCGTCACCTGGGTGAGGTACCCACCCTGGCACGCCTCACGGTGGGCGTCGACCCGTCCGGCGGCGCCGGTGAGCAGGGCATCGTGGTGGCCGGCAAGTACGTCGTCAACGAGATCATCAACGAGCGCGCCCAGAAGCGCTTCGAGGGATTCGTGCTCGACGATCGGACGTGCCACCTGCCACCCGCCGGCTGGGGACGTCGCGCGGTTCAGGCCGCGATCGACTGGGAGACCGACGACATCGTCGTCGAGACGAACTACGGCGGCGAGATGGCCGTGGTCACGATCCGCGACGCGGCACTCGCCATGGGCGTGAACATTCCGGTGCGCACCACCGTCGCGACGCGCGGTAAGCGCGTGCGCGCGGAGCCCGTGTCGGCGCTGTCGACGCGCGGTCAGTGGCACCACGTCGGCACGTTCGAGGAACTCGAGGACCAGCTGTGCACCTGGACCCCGGACCTCGGCTACTCGCCCGACCGCCTGGACGCCATGGTCTGGACGGCGTGGCACAATAAGATCGTCGCCACGCGGCCGCGAGGCGTGGGTTCATTTACGAGTGGTGGAGCGATGACGCGGGCAATCGGTTGATCAATCACGTATCATCGACGGGTGAGGACGACGGCAACGTCATGGAACCAGTGCAGATCGGGGTCCGCGAGATCTACGACCTACTCATGCTTCTCGACAGTAAGATGGATGCGTACACGCGGGCGCAGGCACCGCAGATGGCGCTGTTCGAGCACCGACTCACGACGCTCGAGGACGAGAAGGAGAGGATGGGCGACCGACGCTGGGTCGGCATCTTGGCGCTGGTCTCGTCGTTGATCGCGTTGATCAGCGCGTTCGTCGCACCACTGGTTGTACACTAGGGAATCGAGGTAAGATCCAATGTCGCCGACCCTGCTACTCGTCTGCATGTCGCTCGCGTCGTACCGTCTCGCGCGGCTGCTCACGATCGACACGTTCCCACCGATCCAGTGGGTGCGCGATCGTTTGACCTACCCGTACACGCAGCCGCAGGACTCGGAGGCGCGACGCACCACCCGCGTCCCGTACTGGCTGGCGTACCTGGTGACGTGCATGTGGTGCATGCCGGTGTGGACCGCCGGTGCCGTCACGATCGCGACGGCGTTGACGATCGGCGTCGACGCGCCGCTACTAGTATGGCTAGCGGTGGCCGCCATCGCGTCGCTGATCTCGCACGTTGAGGACTTTCTCACCCGGTAGGAGGGTGCGTGATGGTGGCGCTAACGCCCAACACGCCAACGACGCTCGAGTCGTCGCGCGGCGCCGACGAGTCGGGACTCACCGCCGCGGCGTACGTCGTCGCGCAGGCGCTGCAGGCGGGTCGCACCAACATCTCGCCGAAGTACGACTCGTGGCAGCGCGAGTTGTGGGACTACTACGACACGCTCGGTGAGTTCAACATCGCGGTGACGTGGCGCTCGTACATGATGTCGCGCGTCCGGCTGCGCGCGGCCAAGCTCAACCCCGGCTCGGACGAGCCTGAAATCCTGGACAGCGGACCCGCCGCCGACCTCATGAACGAGTTGTTCGGCGGCACGAGTGGCCAGTCGCAGATGATGAGCAGCCTCTCGGTGTTCCTCGACGTGCCGGCGGAGTGCTGGCTGACCGGCGAGAAGATCGGCGGCCGGAACGTCTGGAACGTGCGGTCGAGCGACGAGGTCAGGCGCCAGGGTCGCGGCTACGAGGTCATCACCGACAACTCGTACGAGGGCGCGGTTGAGTGGCGCGCGCTGGGCACCGACTCGTACGTGACGCGCATCTGGCGACCGCACAAGCGACTTCGGTACCTGCCGTACTCGCCGGCACTTCCGGCGCGCGGCGCGATGCGCGAGCTGGAGCTGGTGAACCGGCACATCCAGGCCCAGTACCTCTCGCGCCTCGCGTCCGCCGGCCTCGTCGTGTTCCCGGACGAGCTGGTGTTTCCCGTGCGGCCCGAGTTCATGGACGCGCCCGACCCGTTCGTCCGCGAGTGGATCGAGACCGCGGCCGAGGCGATCAGGACTCCCGGTTCGGCGTCGGCGATCATTCCGTTGCCCATCCGCGTGCCCGCCGAGTACGTCGAGAAGATCAAGCACATCGACTTCACGCTGAAGATCGATGACAACATCATCGAGAAGCGCAACTCGGCACGTGACCGTCTCGGCAACATGATCAACGTGCCGTCGGACCTGCTCTTCAACGCCGGCGAGGCGAACCACTGGAGCCTCTGGCAGCTCGAGGAGGGCGCCATTCGCACGTACATCACGCCGGATGCCGAGCTGATCGCGGACTCGTTCACGATCGGCTACCTGCACCCACGACTCAAGGCCCAGGGTGACGACACCACCGACATCATCGTGTGGTACGACGCGTCCGAGTTGATGGTGCGACCCGATAAGTCCACCGCAGTCAAGGACGTGTACGACCGCGGTGAGGCGTCGGGCAAGGCGCTGCGGCGTGAGTCCGGTCTCGACGAGGACGACGCGCCGACCGACGAGGAAATCAACGACATGGTGCTGAAGAAGTTGGCCGTCAACCCGACGGTCGGCTTCACCGCGCTCGAGGCGCTCACCGGTCTCAAGGTCGAGCAGCCCGCGCCCGAGCCCGCGCCGATCGACACCACAGAGCCAACCGACGAGCCGCCTGAGGATGACGACGCGCCCGACAACGGACCGCCGGACACGGCCGACGACGCGCCTCCGGAGCCGACCGCACCACCGCAGGCTCCGGCGGCGTCGACCCAGGCGGGCTCGCGTGACTACGCGTTCACCATCCTGCAGGCGAAGTCGACGCACGTCATCGAGTTCACCGTCGCCGGCTGGCGCCTCAAGCACCCGCTACTGTGTCAGCCGAAGCTGTTCTCGTGCCCGTTCACGCACGCGACGTTCGAGGGCGTCAGCGTGCACCCCGGCACGAACGGTAGCTACGAGTGCTGGCTCGACACCAAGGGTGAGTTCATCATTGGCAGTCGTGTGTTCCCGCACGACGAGCAGTTGATTGCCGATGCAGAACGGCGGGTGAACGGTGCGCGTAACGGGTCCCACTCTTGAGCAGCTGGACCGGCGCGGCGACGAGTTCGCCGCGCTCGTCCGGCGTGAAGTCACAGCGACGCTGAAGCACGTCGCATCACGCGTGCGTAGCGTGGACGACCTCATCACGATCCGCACGCAGTGGGCGATTCGCATCGACCAGCGACTCGCCGATCACGTCATGCGCGTGTGGCGGGAGTCGGCGGACGACACGTGGCGGCAGCTACACGAGCACGCGCTGACCGCGGCCATCAGCATTCCGCGCGTGGTGCAGTCGATCGCCGACTTCTTTCGCGTGGGCGTTAAGAACCGGCTGCGCGACATCGGCGACCTAGTCTGGAACGTCGCGCGGGAGCAGATGATCGAGGGCAACCTCAACGGCGAGAGCATCGACCAGATCCGTGATCGCATCGTCGCGACCACCGACATCGCGCTGCCGCGCGCCGAAGTGATCGCGCGCAACGAGGTGATGGCCGCGAGCGAGGCGGGCTCGTACGCGCAGATGACGGCCACGACGCTGGACGCCACCAAGGAGTGGCTCGCCACGCACGACGGCCACACGCGCCCGACGCACGTCGCCGTCAACGGCGAGGTCGTCGACATGCGCGGAAAGTTCACGGTAGGCGGCTACCCGATGGACCGGCCGCACGATCCCACCGCACCGCCGGGTGAGACCATTAACTGCAGGTGCACTTTGATCTGGGACATCCCGGATGATGAGTTCCTCGACTACGACGACACGTTGGCCGCCGCGGCGTCGCCCAACTGGACTCCGGGAAAGCACCCACGCGACAGCGACGGTAAGTTCGCCAAGACTCCGGGTGGCGCGTCCAGCAAGTCACTTAAGATCACGCACGCGCTGATCCACAAGAAGCACGAGCCGGGAACGGTCATTGCGATCAACAAGACCGGTGATAAGCGTGCTGTGTGGGGAGGTATGTATTATAATCTCCAGCGGAAGCAGCCTAACGGCGAGTGGACCGTTGAAGAGACTGCGATTAAGACCAAGGCGTACAACGCGATCAAGGCTTTCGATACCGAGTGGTTCACGCCGGATGACGATGACGACTCGGCTGCTAAGTCGTCGGGTGCGCCGAGTGCGGGAGACTTGGGTAGCCCACCTGGGCCGTCCGGTAAGTCCAGCTCAGCCGGTGCACTCGGCAAGCAGGTAAAGATCACGCACGCGTTCATTCACAAGAAGCGTGAGCCGGGCACCGTCACGGCGGTGAGCGGTGACCAGAGCAAGCGGGTCGTCTGGGACGGCACGCAGTACAACCTCCAACACAAGCGATCCAGCGGTGAGTGGCAGACCGATCAGACCGCGATCAAGACCAAGGCGTACGTGGCGGTCAACGCGTACGCGCCCTCGTGGTTCGAGCCGGGTGACGAGGGTAAGACGGCGACGACGAACGTGCCGACGACAACGTCACCTGGTGCGCCGTCCAGAACGTCACCTAGTGCCAAGACGCCGGGTAAGCCTCTTAAGATCACGCACGCCCTGGTGCATAAGAAGCGACCAGCCGGCACGACGCTCGCCACGAACAAGAGCGGTGACAAGCGCATCGTGTGGGAGGGCGACCGGTACAGTCTGCAGAGTAGGCAGGCCAACGGCGAGTGGCAGGTTGACCAGACGGCCATTAAGACCAAGGCGTATGACGCCATTAAGTCGTACGACGCCGAGTGGTTCGAGCCGGGTGACGACAACGGTCCGACCGCGGCGCAGGCGACGACACCCGCCAAGCCTAAGAAGCTGATCGACGACCCCATGCCAATGGCGGGGTTCACCAAGGTAGGTGGGAAGCAAGGATCGCAGCAGGGTGGGTCGTTTATCGATCCCAACGGTGACTTTCACTACGTGAAGGCGTCGAAGAGCGGTAACCACGCCAAGAACGAGGTGTTGGCCAACAAGCTGTACGAACTCGCGGGCGTTCGGACGCCGGACGTCGAGCTGGTCAAGTTGGACGACGCGTCGTTTCCGGGAAAGAACGGCGCGCTCGGCACCAAGTCGCGCATCATCACGGGTGACACCAACATCGCGACGAGAATCAAGGATCCAGAATTCAAGCGTAAGTTCTATGAGGGTTTCGCCGCCGACGCGTGGCTCGCAAACTGGGATGTCGTCGGCTTGGGTTACGACAACGTCATCACCGACAAGAGCGGCGAGCCGGCGCGCATCGACTCCGGCGGCGCGCTACTCTTCCGCGCGCAAGGTACGCCGAAGGGTTCAAGCTTCGGCGACACGGTCACCGAGATCAACACGCTGCGCAACCCCGCGCTCAACGCGCAGAGCGCGAAGATCTTTGCCGACATCACCGACGAGGACATTCGCAGGGGTGTGGCCAAGATCGAGGCCATCACACCTAAGCAGATCGACGACATGGTGGACGCGGCGAACTTCAGCTCCGGCAACACCTCGGAAGAACTGAAGACGAAGTTGAAGGCCCGGCGTCAGGATCTGATCAATCGGTACGGAAGCGGCGCCAGTAAGCAGCCGAGCGCACCTGGACCGAGCGCGTCAACCAAGCCGGTCACGTCGGACGAATTGGTCAAGACGATCGCGCCGACGACGCCGGCCGCACCAGCCGCACCCACCACGTCGGCTCCGTTGACCACGTCGCCCACGGTGCCTAAGTCGCCCCTGACGTCGATCGCCAACGTCAAGCCCATGGCCGGATACAAGCGGTTGACGCCTCCCAGCTTCGCGAAGGGCGCGGTGTTCGCCGATCCGAACGGTGATGAAGTCTACGTTAGGTCCGCGCCCTCGCAGTCGGCCGCCCGCAACACGCTTCTGGCAAGTAAGCTGTACCAGCTCGCGGGCGTCGACGTGCCCGATGCCGAGTTCGTCGCCGTCGACAACATGTTCTTCCATGGCAAGACCAATGAACTAGGCACGCAGTGGAAGCACGTCCAGGGCCTCGGCAAGATGTCGCAGAACATGGACAACCCACAGTTTAAGAGTAAGTTGTACGAGGACTTCGCGATCGACGCGTGGCTTGGCAACACGGAGGTCGGCGGTTACGGTGAGAACATCATCGCCGATAAGCCAGGCCACCCGGTGCGCACAGACCCAAGTGGCTCACTACTCTACCGTGCGGATGGGTCACCGAAGGGTCTCAACTTTGGCGACGCCGTTACCGAAACCAGCTCGCTGCGTGATAAGACTCTCAACCCAATTGCTGCAAAGATCTACGCCGACATCACCGACGACGACATTCGCAAGGGTGTCAAGAAAATCGAGGCCATCGAACCTCACCAGATCAATCAGCTGGTAGACGCCGCCGGGTTCACCGGCGCCACCGCGGCTAAGCTCAAGCAGAAGCTCACGCTGCGCCGGCAAGATCTTATCGACCGGTACATCACCGGTGAGAAGCCGATCGAGCCTGTGTTGAACATGCCGACACCAGTCATCGAGAAGAAGTACCCAGTTGATGACGTGATCAAGACGAAGGCCATCTTCCAGAAGCACAGCGCCAAGGCGAGCAGTCCGGGCAAGAAGATGTACGACGCCGCGTTCGAAGTGTCCAAGACACATCCTGGACTAACTATGAACGATGCGCTCAACATTATGGACCAGTCGGACAAAGGTGGCCCCACCAAGCCGTTCTACACCAAGGTTCACGCGTTTCTCGAAACACCTGGTGGTAAGAAGCACGCGTTGCTGCAAAGCAACCCAACCCCCAAACCCACGGTGTCGTTCACACCGCTACCGCGTGAGCTCACGGAGGCTGACGCGAACGAACTGCAGAAGCGTATGAACGTGGTCGATCCGCCGCCGATCAACGGTGCGCAGCGCGCCGCGCTTAAGAAGTACACAGGTCCGGCGTACGTTCAGGTCAACAACTGCCTACGCGGCACCGGCTACCAAGGTTGCACGGAGGGCACCCGCAAGACTATTGCGCAGATCAACGCGGCAATGAAGACAAGCACCGACGACATTGTGCTGTATCGCAAGACTACATTTAACTCGTTTGGTGTGTACGTGCCTGAAAAACTGGACGAGATGGTGGGTAAGACCATCACGGACAAGGGCGTCATGAGCACGAGCATCAAGAATGGGATTTGGAGCGGCAACGTTCACATTGAAATCGACGCGCCCAAGGGCTCGCGAATGGCGTGGCTCAAGGAGCTAAGTTACTGGCCGGATGAGAATGAGATGGCGCTGGCGCCCGGCACGCAGTTTAAGATCATCAGTTCGCAGCCGCACCCAGATAATCCAAAAGATCGAGTAGTGAAGCTTCGCGTCGTCGTTGAGGGAGGTGCCTAGTGTCAACGCCGTTGTCCGATCCGAATAACGTCATGTTCACCGTGGTGGATGAGGACGAGGGCTTCACCAACGACGAGATCACACGACTACTCAACGGTGAACCTCTGGACGTCGTCACCGCGGCAGTTAACACAGATAAGTTCGACGGTGGCATGATCGCCCTGGTCCCAAGCGACGCCGACGTCGCGCGACTCGCGCTCGACGGGTACGAACCCGCCGACGAGCTGCACCTCACCCTCTGGTACCTGGGTAAGAGCGACTTCCCGGATGACGTGCGCAACTACGTCGTCGACGCGGTGACGGAGGTGGCCCGTGAGTTCTGGCCGATCCAGGGCAACGCGTTCGGCGTGGCACACTGGAACCCCGGGAGCGACGAGCCGGCGTGGGTCGTCAACGTCGGCGACGCGAGCGACGAGACCAGTGAGGACGGTCAGTCGCAGCTCGCGACGATCCGTGCCCTCATTAGGTCGAATCTCAGCGAATTCGACATGCCCGAGCAGCACATGCCGTGGCAGCCGCACATTTGCATTGCGTACTCAGATGAGGATCTACTGGATGCCGTTTCGGAGCGAGTCGGCCCGGTGACGTTCGATCAGGTCCGTGTCGCGTTCGGGAATGACGTCACCGACGTGCCGTTGGGCGAACCTGTTACACTAACATCATCATTGGGAGGTGCACCGATGCCGTGGCACAAGGTGGAGAACCACGCCGCGTGCTCGGCGGCCGAACCGTGGGCCGTCGTGCAGGATGACAACGACGAGGTCATGGGTTGCCACGACACCGAGCAGTCCGCCGACGAGCAGATTGCCGCGCTCTACACCAACGACGAAGGTGGAAAGATGGGCGTCGTCTCGACCAGTACGTTCGCCGTGACCGGTGGTGACGGCATGCCTGGCGACAAGATGATGCCCGGCGACGGCGAGACGCCCGCCGGCTACCAGCGTGTTGGCGACGGTTCGTTCATGACCGACGCCGAGTTCGAGAAGGCGCGCTTGTGGACGGGCGTCCTGGCCGTCGAGGGCATCACCACCGGCGACGGTCGCGAGTTCGCACCCGGCGCGCTCACGTGGGCGGACCAGGTGCTGATCCGCTGGCAGAAGGAGACGGCGCACGGCGGCGAGCACGACGTCACCGTGACCGTCGGTCGAGCCGACAAGGTGTGGCGCGACGGCGAGAAGATCATGGGCGCGGGCGTGCTCGACATCAAGAGCCCCGACGGCTTCGAGATCCGCCGCAGGCTCAACGACGGCTTCGCGGGCGGCATCTCGATCGACGCCGACGACATCGCCGACGCGGACGTCGAGGTCGTCTGGCCGGAGTCGCCCACGGGGGACGAGGGCGACGCCGGCAACCCACTGGACGCGCTGTTCGGCCGCCCGGAGAAGATCGTATACCACGGCGGGCGCGTTCGCGGGGCCACACTGGTCGACATCCCGGCATTCGTCGAGGCGACCGTCTCGCTGGTCGGCGACGACGTCGACGCGCTCACGGCCGCCCTGGCAGCCGTAGCGGAGCTGAAGTTTGGCGCCGTTGGCACGCATTCTACGGCCACGTCAGATGTCCCCTGGGATGTTGGCATCAACGAGAAGCGGTTGCCGTCGCCGATGTCCGTCGACACGGCTCGCATGGGCTACGCTTGGCTCGACGACGGTGCGGTGGAGAACGGCAAGGTCACGAAGTCGGCCGCCAAGTTCCTGCACCACGAGGTCGGGGCCGACGGCAAGCCCGGCGCGGCCAACCTCACGGCGTGCTCCAGCGGCATCGGCGTACTCAACGGCGGTCGAGGCGGCACAACGGTGCCGGCCGGCGAGCGTCAGGGTATTTACGATCACCTGGCCGCGCACCTCCGCGACGCCGACCGCGAGCCACCACCGGCGCAGTTCAACGACGCGACGCTGGTGGCCGCGGCCGAGCAGGCCAAGCTGGACGCGTGGCGACCGCCGAGCGCGTGGTTCGAGAACCCGGGACTCAGCGTTCCCGTCGGCATCACCATCACCGACCAGGGTCGCGTCTACGGGCACGCCGCGCAGTGGGGTGAGTGCCACGTCGGGTTCGACGACATCTGCGTGAGCCCGCCGGTCGAGGACGCGCACCCGTACTTCATGACCGGTGAGGTGGTGTGCGCCGACGGCTCGCACGTCGCCGTGGGCCAGATCACGGTGGCCACCGGCCACGCGCCGCTGTCGTACCGCGCGTCGCGCGCCGCCGAGCACTACGACAACACGGGCAGCGTCGTCGCCGACGTCGTCGTGGGTAACGACGAGGTCGGCATCTGGGTCGCCGGCGCGATCCGACCGCACGCCGAGTCGGCGCGCGTGCACGATTTGCGGGCGTCCGGCCGAGTGAGCGGCGACTGGCGGCGCATCGGCGGCGAGCTGCGCCTGGTCGGTCTACTCGGCGTCAACGTCGCGGGCTTCCACCTGCGCACGCGGGCGCGCATCGCCAGCGGCGTACCGCAGTCGCTGGTGGCCGCGGGCTTCATGACCATCGGCAACATCATGACCGAGCAGGAGCGTGACAGCGACGCGCTCAAGCACGTCATGGCAATGCTGGGCAAGCGCATTCTCAAGGAGGTTTAAGAACAATGTGCAACTGCCGGAAGAACCAGCCGATCATTCAGCCAACACAGGAATCCATTCCCGTTCCCAACCCCGTTTCGGTCCCCGAACCGGCATCAAGGTAAGAATGCCAACTCGCGGGTCGCACAACGGTGGTGTCCTGCTACACTACATCAGAGAATGACGCGCGCGGACGTCCGCACGCCCTCTAGAGGAGGCCAACGTGCCCGGAAAGCCTGAGGAGCTTGTGAACGTTCCGCAGGATCTCACCCTCATCACGTCGCACGAGGAACTGTCGACACTCGAGGCGCAGATCGTCGCCGAGTACACCCGCATCAACGCGGAGGAGGTCTCCCCGGAGATCGTCTCCTACGCCGCGAAGCTGGCCGACGGTCTGGATCGGATCCGCGCCGAACTTCAGGGCCGGGTCGCTCGCGCCGCGCAGGCCAGCGAGGCCGAGCGTGCGAAGCTCATCGCGCAGCAGGCCATGCTCGACGCGCGTGTGCACGGCGCGCAGCAGCTCGACAGCACCAAGCCGAGCGCGGCACCGGCGATCGACCTCACGGCCATCGCGGCCGCGGCGACGCAGGGCGCCACGGCCGCACTGGTCAACATCCTCGGCGACCGCATGTCGCCGCGCGCCGTGACGCAGGCCACGCAGCGCGCCTCGCTGTCGCAGGCGCAGCAGTTCGCGCCCGTCACCGCGTCGCCGCCCCGGGCCAAGCTGGCGGTCACCGCGAGCGTGGACATCCCGGGCGTCGCGCGCGGCGACGGCGTCAACGGGCTGGACGGTCTCACGGAGATCTTCCAGAAGAAGGCCCGCGCGATGCCGGTCACGCAGAACGCGCCGAACCAGCAGCTCGTGGCGACGATCCGCAACGAGTATGAGCACACGGTCGACGACCGCACCTCGCTCGGTCAGGTCGGCGAGCTGCTGCGGCACATCACCTCGCAGGACAAGAAGAACGCGCTGGTCGCGGCCGGTGGCTGGTGCGCGCCGTCCGAGGTCCGGTACGACTTCTTCAACATCGCGTGCGAGGACGGCTTGGTCGACCTCCCGACGTTCGGCGTCAGCCGCGGCGGCGTTCGGTTCCCGGTCTCCCCGTCGCTCGCCGACGTCTTCAGCGGCGTCGCGTTCGGCGGCTTCAGCACGGCGTTCAGCGTCACGTCCAACCCGTGGCTCTGGACCGAGGCGAGCGACATCGCCGCGGTCACCGGCTCGCCGACCAAGCCGTGTGTCCGCGTCCCGTGCCCGACGTTCACCGACACGCGCCTCGAGTGCTACGGCGTCTGCCTGACGGCGGGCAACCTGACCGACGACGCGTACCCCGAGGCGACGTCCAACTTCCTCCAGCTGCTCATGTCGGCGCACGCGCACGCCATGAACGGCCGATTCCTCCAGCAGATGACCACGCTGTCGGCCGCGGCGATCAGCACCGGCAACTACGCGGTCACCGGCCAGCCGGTCTACCAGCAGGTCTACGGCGGCATCTCACTCGGCGCCACGGACTACCGGGCCCGCTACGGCATGTGCCAGGACGACGTCCTGGAGGTCATCGCGCCGTACTGGCTGAAGGCCACCATCCGGGCCGACCTCGCGTGGCGCACCGGCGTGGAGGCAAACCAGATCAGCGACGCCGAGATCGACTCGGACTTCGCCACGATCAACGTGCGGGTCCAGTGGGTCAACGACTACCAGGTGCGCGGCGCCGGCCAGTTCGGCAACGCCACCGCGCTGACCGCGTGGCCGACGTCGGCGACGATCATGATCTACGCGGCGGGCACGTTCGTCCTCGGCAACGGTCTCTCCCTGGACCTCGGCATCGTGCGGGACAGCGTGCTGAACGCCACGAACGACCACACCGCGGCGTGGTCGGAGGAGTGCCACCTGATCGCCCGGGTGGGTCACGAGTCCAGGCAGTACACGATCAACTTCGCCGTCAACGGTCGCACCGGCTCCGCTAACGGCACCGGCTTCAACCTGTAAGCCACGTCGATCGGCACGAGCACACTACGCGGAGGAAGGTGAACGCAGGTGGCAGGACCTCGCCTCATTGTCGACCCACCTGCGTTCACACCGCAGCCCTACGGCCTACTCAGCGTCGTGCAGCCGATCGCGACCGGCGACAACATTCACTGGCAGAACGGCGTCACGTGGGAGTCGCGCTGCCTCAGCCCCATGGGCAACACGACGTACGATGAGTGCATCGTGGTGACCGGTGCGGGTGAGGCACCGCCGCAGCCCAACGCCAAGACCGACGTCGTCAACCTCACGCTGCGCGGCTCGACGCCGTTCACGCCGTTCGCTAAGTTCGACTGCTCGCCGGTCGGCAACGGCGACGCGGCCAAGATCGCCAACGACGCGCTCACGCAGAGCGAGCCGTGGCAGATCGAACGCGCATTCTGGACCGGTGCCGCCGACGGTAAGACGGTGGTGTTTCCCCACCTCGCGGCCAACGCCACGGTCGTCGACGCGCAGAGTATTCAGTTGCAGAGCCCGGCGTCGATCGTGGTCACCGGCGCCGCGGTCGACATCGTCACCGGTCTTGGCCTACTCGAGGCCGCGCTCGCCGACTGCTACAACGGCGTCGGCGTCATTCACGTGCCGGTGAAGGTGCTACCCACCCTGGACGCGTGGGGACTGGTCAAGGCCTACAACGGCATTCTTAAGACGCTAAACGGCAACCTCGTGGCTGCCGGCGCGGGCTACCCAGGCACGTCGCCCGCCGGCGCGGCGCCCGCCACCGGCGAGTCCTGGATCTACGCGACCGGTGCAGTCACCATGCGCCGAGGCGACATCAAGACGTTCACGCTCAGCGAGTCGATCAACCGTGGCAACAACACGATCGAGATGATCGCCGAGCGCACGTACGTGCTGGGTTGGGATTGCTGCCACTTTGCCATCTTGGTCGACATCGGCGTACCGATAGTGTAGGAGTGAGGTAGACACAGTGGCCATCTGCGCAGCCCCCATCAAGGGAACTCACCTACGCATCGTCAAGCTCGACGAGTGTGGCATCCCGGTCACCGGCGCGTCGTCGCTGGTCGTCACGACCACGGGATTCGTCCAGGTCGAGATGGAGCCCGACTACGAGGACGGCGAGGAGTTCTTCGAGCGCAACGCCGACGGCGCCGCGTGCGTCAACCAGAAGGACCGGCCGACGCTCAAGCGCCTCATGCTCACCGTGAACTTCTGCTCGATCGACCCGGTGGCCGCCGCGTACATCATGAGCGCGCGCCTCCTGGACACCGCGTCGCCCGCCACCACTGGAACCGGTTGGGCGGTGGCCGAGGGCGAGGCCAGCAACAGGTTCTCCATGGAGGTCTGGCAGCGTGTCGCGGGCTCCGGCGCGTGCGACGCGTCGGGCGCGCAGCAGTACATTTACAACGCGTGGCCCAACGTCGGCAACGTGAAGATCAATACGTACACGATCGAGAACGCGCGCTCCACCCTGTCGTTCGTCTCGGAGACGCAGGGCGCGGCCACGCAGTGGGGCAACGGACCGGGTAGCGGCACGTCGTGGCTGCCGAGTCCGCGCGTCGTCAACGAGCTGGGTGCCATCGAGCACTGGCTCTGGAACATCACCACCGTCGCGCTGCCCACGGCAGTCTGCGGTCCGACGACGCTCACCTAGGATCGGGGTCAACCGTGGGTACCAGTCGAGCGAGTCTGCGCGACTCGGTCGTCGCGCGGCTCGACCGCGGGCGAGGTGACGACGAGCCGATCGGCGTCGTGGGCTTCGTGGTCGCCGAGCTGCGCGACGCCGACGGCGTTCTCACGGCACGCTGCGAGACGCACAACCTGGTCACGCAGGTCGGCGACCAGTTCTACGGCGAGCGCGCCGCGGGCATTGCCGGACCTCCGGCGCAGGTCACGGGCATGAAGCTCGGCACCGGCGGCACCGCGCCCGCCAAGACGGGCGCCGGGGCCGCGCTGGTCACGTACCTGAGCGACTCGCACCAGGCACTCGCCGGCGGCTTCCCAACGTCGGCGCTGGCGGGCGCGTCGCGTCGGATCACGTGGCAGGCCGTCTGGGCAGCCGGCAAGGCAACCACGGCGTCGGCGATCACCGAAGTCGTGCTCGTCAACGACGTGCTGGCCGACGCGACGTCGCTAGCAGCCGCCACGATCGCGCGTGCGCTACTCACCGGCGTCGGCAGCAAGGGCGCGTCGGACACGCTGACGGTGACGTGGAATCACGACCTCCTAGGCGCCTAGGACAGGAGTCACGATGGCACTGGACGCCGTGAATCGGTTTCGGGTACTCGCGCAGGTGATGCGCAACTGGCCCGGGTCGCTCGGTGGCGTCACCAAGACGCAGCTCCGGGACGCCGTCGACGCGACCGACGACTGGATCGAGGCGAATCAGACGTCGTTCAACGCCGCGCTGCCACAGCCGTTCCGCGGCTCGGCCAACCTAGCGCAGAAGACGTTCCTCCTCTGCTACGTCGCCATGCGTCGTGCCGGTCTACTACGGACTCCGGAGGACTAGTGGCCAACGTCTTCATTCAACTCGAGCCGGCGGCGGGGTACTTTCTCACGACCGCGTTTCCCGCGCTGGTACGCAACGGCACCAACTTCCCCGTGTACGGGTTGGCGTTCGACGCGGCGGCCGACGAGGCAGTGTTCTGGTCGTTTCGCGCGGTCAACTACGCCAGCGGTAACGTTACCCTCGACATCGACTGGTATGCCGACACGGCGTCGTCCGGTGACGTCGTGTTCGAGTCGCAGGTCGCCGCGATCACACCCAACACCGACACGCAGGACGTCGAGACCAAGACGCTGGCGACGCTGAACAGCGTCACCGACAGTCACCTCGGCACGACTGCCCAGCGCCTTCACCGCTGCACCATCACGGTGACCAACCTCGACTCGATCGCGGCCGACGACATCGTCTGGCTGCGCATCGCGCGAGACGCCAACAACGGAGCCGACACGCTGACGGGCGACGTGATCCTCGTCAAGGTCACGGTTAGTTACCTGTCCACGTAGGGGGAGGTAGCTGTGGCAGTTCGCTTCGCGTCGGGCACCGACGAGTACACCGCGGCCACCGGACTACCCAGCGCCAACGTCTGGACGATCACGTGGTGGACCCAACTCGTCGTGGACCGCAACGACTTCTCGTGCCAGGTGTCGGTCGGCGTCAACGGCGCGTACGTCGACGTGTCCACGTTCTCCGACGGCACCACCGTCGGCGTGTTCGACACGGTGACGTACTCCGGCACACCGCTCGGCGCGTCGACGTTCACGGTCGGCACCTGGTACCGCATGGGACTGTCGGTCAACGGCACCACGGCCAACTACTACCACGCGGACGCCGCCACGGCGGCGTTGACGGTGGACACCGCGGCGGGAAACTTCACGGCTACCAACCCGCCGGGTGGGTTGGCCATTGGTGACTCGGTCAACTTCGGCAACTTCTTCTGGTCGGGCCGCATCGCCGCGTTCAAGATGTGGAACGCGGCGCTTACGCAGGCCGAGGTCGAGGCCGAGCTCGCGCAGTACCAGCCGCGACGAACCGACAGCCTACTTCGCTTTCACCCGTTCGTCACTACCGAGGCCGTGGACTACTCCGGCAACGCCAACTCGCTGGCGGGTGGCGTGGGCTCCACCACGGAGGACGGCCCGCCGATCCCCTGGACCGCGCAGCTCGAGATCACCCTGGTGCCGACCGCCACCAGCACGGCGTACACCAAGACCGTGACCGATCCGATCGGCATCACTGACGCGGCGACGGACGTGCTGACGGACGTGCGCGCCGTCACCGATCCAGTGGGTGTCACCGACGGCGTCGCGCACTCGGGCTCGCAGACGCGCACGCTCACCGACGCAGTGGGCATCACCGATGCCGCGGTGGGTTCGATTGCCGGTCCGAACACCGGCGCGCGCATTCGCATTCACGGGCGCGAGCCGAACAATCACATTTCGGGACGCGAGCCGACCAACCACATTTCGGGGACGGAGGTGGCAACACCGTGAGTCAAGACACGATCGGGCCGTACGTCGTAGGTGAAATTCCGGCCCCGCTCGAGTACCAGTTTCTGGACTACGCCGGCGGACCGATCAACCTCGCCGGCTACACCGCAAAGTTCCAGCGGGGCGAGCGGGGCAACACGGCGCCGTTCATCAACGTCGTCACGCTCAACGCGGTGATCACCGACGCCGCTAACGGTAAGGTGACGTACACGTGGGTCGCCAGTGACTTTCCCGCACCCGGCCCGTACGCGGGAATGTTTTGGGTGGGAAACGGAACCCAACGGTACGCGTCGCTCCTCATCACCTGGACGGTGTGCGCCTCCGTAGGCGTGGCACCCGCCATTTAGCGATCGCGGACTACACTAGGGCGAGGAGGTGGCCGTGAGTACCCCATTTGGTCCCTGTGATACCTGGCCCGTCGTGTGGCCGTGCGACGTGTCGTGCGAGTCACCCACCACCACCGGGTCGGCGGCGCGCTTCGCGACCGAAGTCGTGTGGGGTCTGTCGGGTCGCCAGTTCGGCCTGTGCACGGTAAAGTTGCGCCCGTGCCGACGCGAGTGCGACGACTTCTTCTCGGGCTTCCCGCAGTTCGGCGATGCGTTTCCAGGTGACGGTCAGTTCGTCACACCCGCGCTGATCGGCGGCCAGTGGTTCAACCTGACGTGCGGCGGCTGCACGGGAGGCTGCTCGTGCACCGAGCTGTCCGAGGTCGTCCTACCCGCGCCCGTGTACCGCATCGTGGAGGTCCGGGTCGACGGCGCACCACTGGTCACGGGTGCGTACCACGTGGACGACAACCGGCTGCTGATCCGCACCGACGGGTTGCAGTGGCCCACGTGCAACAACCTGAATCTTCCCGACACGGAGGTGGGCACGTGGTCGGTTACCGCCGAGTTTGGTATCCCCGTACCCGAAGGTGGCGCGTGGGCAGTGGGCGAGCTGGCCTGCGAGTTCATGCGCGCGCTGCGCGGTGACGACTGCCGACTACCCCAGGGCGTCACGCAGCTGGTCCGGCAGAACGTCACGATCTCATTCCCGCAGATCACCGAGCTGCTCAAGGACCGAGTGACCGGTATGTACCTCGTCGACATGTTCCTGGCGACGTGGAATCCGAACAAGCTCACGGCGCGATCGGCCGTGTACAGCGTCGACGGCGCGCTCGCGCGGAGGTCGAACACGTGACTCAACTCGCCGGGCCGCTCGCGTTTTACACGCTCAGCACGACGCTGGTCACCGAGCTGCTCGCCGCCATCGCGACGCAGTCGCTCGGCGGCCCGCTGGCCAGCGGCTGCGTCGTGCCCGGCGCCATCGCGTGGGACGACTGCACCTGCGGCGCGCTCTACGTCTCCACGACCAACTGGTTCCTCTCCGACGAGTTCCCAGGCACTCTGGGCTCGGGAACGCGCGTCGGCGCGGGCTGCGACCTGGCGTGGCTGGTCGGCGACGTCACGATCCAAGTGATGCGATGCATGCCGCAGCCCGTAGGTCGCGCGATCAGCGTCGAGTGCGCGCAGCTCGACGCGACGGCTAAGATCATGCTGGCCGACGCGTTCGTCACCCTGGACACGACGGCACGCGTGCTCTGCGCCCTGAAGGACGGCGACAGCATCATTGACTTCTCGATCGGCGAGCAAACCACGCAGGGGCCGCTAGGCGACTGCGGAGGCTCTGAACTTCACGCGTTCGTCGCCGTTGAGAGGCGATGACTAGATGAGCGTGAGGGTCACGGGCGTCACGTTGAAGTTGCGGGAGTTCAAGCGCTTCACGACGTCACCGGGCAAGCCGTTCTACAGGCATACCAAGCGCCTCACGCTGCGGGTCCAGGCAGGCGCCAAGCGTCGCGCCCCGGTGCGCAGGGGACGGCTGCGCTCGTCGATCAGAAGTTCGGTCACTTCGTTCCCAACTGGACCGGTGGGCCGCGTTGAGACGCACGTCACCTACGCGTGGTACATCATGAAGGGCACCGGCATCTACGGCCCACGACACGCGCCCATCTACCCCAAGCGGGCCAAGTTCCTCAAGTTCAAGCCCAAGGGCAAGAACAAGTTCGTGTACGCGCGCTCCGTCAAGGGCATCAAGCCGAACCCATTCCTGGAGAATGCGCTCCAGGACATCCGCTCGTAGGACACTAGCCGACAACGCGCGCGCGACCGATCTATGCTGGCATCGTACGGTAGTGACGCGTCGATCTAGTGAGGTAACGTGGCCGACCAGGGTGTGACCGCGAGCGGCGAAATGATGGACTTCTCCGTGCGAACCACGGCGCTCCAGTTCAAGATCGACGGTGACGTGTTCACCGGCGTCCGCGACTTGGCCGCCGACACGGCATTCGAGTTCAGCGCGTACGCGACGGCGCTCAGCGCCGACTCGACCAACCCCGAGAACCGCAAGAACATCATGAAGTCGATGATCCGGGCGCTGCTCGTCCCCGAGTCCGCCGAGCGCTTCATCGCCAGGTTGAGCGACACGTCCAACCCGATCGGCCTGGCGACGTGCATGGACGTGGTGCACTTCCTGTTCGAGCGGTACGGGCTGCGCCCTACACAGCCGGACTCGGACTCCTCGTCTGGGCCCGACAACCCGGAGTCTGGCACGAGCTCGACGGTGAGCACGTCGGCCGCGGTGTAGATCTTCTCACGCTGCCGCTCAACCGGCTGCTCAACGTCCTGTACAAGGCGTCGCTGGATCGACTTCGGTACGACGAGAAGAACCCCGACAAGCCGCGTCAGGACTACGAGTACGTCATGCAGGTCACCAAGTGGCAGCTACCCGGAGGTGAGTACGTGCCGCTGAGGGAGACGGGTGAGCCGTCGTGGTGGTACGGTGATGAGGACGCGTCGCAGTCGTTCATGCGCTCGATGGGGGTGGTGAGCGGTGGCTGACGTCATCGCGCGCGCGGCCGTCGAGATCATCCCCGACGTCGAGCTGTTCGCCCGCGAGCTGCTCACCAAGGTCAAGACGTTCTCGCGCGACATCGAGAAGTCGCTCGGCAACGTGGACAAGAAGATCAGCAAGTTGGGTCAGGGCGGCGGAGGTGGCGACCCGTTCAAGCGCCTGACCGGCGACATCAACGACGATCTCAACAGCGTCAGCGATAAGATCGACAAGACCAACACCAAGATCGTCAACTGGTTCGACGACACGCAGCAGCACGTCGTCGTCGCCACGCGCAGGGCCGCGAACGGCATCGAGCAGGTGATCACGCGACTACCCACCGCGGCCGAGAAGGCGAGTCGCGACGTCAAGCGTGAAGTCGACAAGATCGGCGATGCCGTCGACAAGGTGAACAAGGACGCGAGCAAGTCGAGCGACGACGTCGACGGTTCGTTCAGACGACTGAACGAGCGACTGGTCGGAGTCGCCACCAGCCTCGGCAAGGTGGTGTCGATCGGCACCAGTGTGACGTCGCTGCTACCCATCGTGGCGTCGCTCGGCCAACTACTCGCGACCGCGGCGCAGGCGGCGGCGCTCCTGCCGGGTGCGCTGGCCACGATCGGCGCGGCCGGGCTGGTGGCCAAGCTCGCGTTCACGGGGGTCGCGGACGCCATCAAGGAGACCGACCCCAAGAAGCTCGCCGAGGAGATGAAGAAGCTCGCGCCGCCGGCGCAGGAGTTCGTCAAGGCCGTCCGGAAGCTGAAGGACGAATTCGACGGCGTCATCCAGGGTATCCAAGGCGCGTTCTTCAAGGGCCTCGATCACAAGATCGACGCGCTCGCCAAGCTGTTCCTACCGGCGCTAACACACGGCCTGGTCGACATCTCGACCGAGTTGAACAAGGTGGCCCGCAACTTCATCGACGTGCTGATCAGCGCCGACAGCCTCGGCGCCGTCAGGTCCATCATGGACAGCACCGTCACCGTCGTGCACAACTTGGGTGCCGCGTTCGGACCGGTACTCGAGGCGTTGCTGGACATCGCCGACGTCGGCGCCAACGTTTTCGCCGGCCTGACCAGCGGCGCCGAGAAGGCCGCCATCAAGTTCCGCGACTTCATTGCGCAGGCCAAGGAATCCGGCAAGCTCAAGGAGTTCATGCTCGACGGCGTTGACGCGCTCAAGGCACTCTGGTCCATTCTCAAGGACATCGTCGGCATCGTCGGCAACATCTTCAGGCCGCTCATCGAGGGCACGGGAGAACTCCAGACGCCGCTCACCGAGCTCATCAAGACGTTTCGCGAGTTCACGGCGTCGACCGGCTTCGTGGACTTCATGCGCACGCTCGCCGGCATCTTCAAGCAGCTCGGCGACGCGATTGGGACGGTGTTCAAGGCGGCGCTCGACGCGCTACTTCCCGTCCTGTCCGAGGTGCTGAGTAAGCTCAGCGACCACATGGCTAAGATCATTCCCGACCTGGTGCCGGCGCTCGTGAACCTGATCGGCTTCTTCGGCGACCTGCTCATGGCGCTCGTGCCCCTCCTGGACCCGATCTTCAAGTTGGCGCAGACGCTACTGCCACCGCTCGCCGACGTGTTGAGGCGCGTCATCGAGTCCATCGACATGGACAAGCTGACCCAGCTCGTCGAGGTCATCAGCAACTCGCTGGTGAAGGCGATCGAGGACCTGGCGCCTAAGATCGCGGATCTCGCGGAGAAGCTGGGCGACATACTCGTCAAGCTAGGTCCGCTCATCAGCACGTTCGCCGACTTCACGGTGAACGTCGCACCTCCGCTCATCGACGGGATCATCCTAATAACCGGCGTCATTCTCTCGCTGATCAACATCGCGATCACACCGCTCGTCGACGCGTGGAACGCCCTCTCGAAGGTCGTCCCGTTCGTGTGGGATCAGATCAAGAACGCCACCGGGGTGTTCGTCGACAGCCTCAAGCTCACGTTCAACGAGGGCCTGGTGCCGCTCGTGAAGGGCATCGCGGACATCTTTGGCAACATTCGCGACTCCATTCGCGACAAGTTCCAGGAAGCACTTCAGTACGTGCGGGACATCCCCAACAAGATTCGCGACTCGTTCGGGGACGTTGGCCGGATTCTCTTCGACGCCGGTGCCAAGTTCATCTCCGGGTTCATCGACGGCATCAAGGCCAAGATCCAGGACGCTAAGAACGCGATTGGCCAGGCGATGAGCAGCATGCGCGCGCTCTTCCCGTTCTCCCCCGCCAAGGAGGGACCGTTCTCCGGCCGAGGTTACGTCACGTTCTCGGGTGAGAGCATGATCCGTGACTTCGCCAAGTCGCTGAGCGACGACTCCGCGGTCCGGCGCGCGGTCCAGGGGCTCATGCAGGCCACGCAGAGCGAGTTCGCGCGGAGTTCGCCGACCAACGTTGGCAACTTCACGACGCGTGCCACCGGAGGCACGAGCGGCGACGTCGCGCGTCGGATGGCCGAGAGCGCGGCGCGCTCGGCCGACGCAGGCTCCGCCGTCGTCGACGGCAGCGTCGATGTCCAGGTGTTCATCGGCGAGCAGGAGCTCACGAGTCTCGTCACCAACGTCGTGTCGGATCGTGACCGACGCGTCAAGCGCGCCGTCACCGCGGGAGGTCGGAGGGTACCGTGAGCACCACTCTTACGTACGACGGCGTGCTGTCCCGCGTCCAAGTCGTCGTCACCGGGCTCAACGTCGCCACCGACGTCGTCACGATCGAGCGCTCCACGAACCAAGTCAACTGGACCACCGTTCGCGGTGGCGGCGCGCTCGTACCGAGCGGCAACTCGGTGCACGTGGACGACTACGAGTTCTCGGCGAACGTCCAGAACTTCTACCGGATCCGCGCGTACGACACGACGGCGAGCACGTACGTGACCGGTGGCCCACCGGTCAGCGGCAACAACTCGTCGCTCGTCGCCACGCTGCCGATCGGCTACCAGGCCGGCGACCTCATGCTCATTGAGGCCAGCATCCGCAACTCGGGCACCGGTCAACCCAACGTGCCCACCGGCTACACCACGGTCATGGACGCGTCGAACGTGAAGCTGTTCGGCAGGATCGTCACGGGTGGCTCGGAGCCCACGCCCACGGTGTCGTTCACCGGCGGCGTCGCCAACGCGGACACACTGGTCCAGACTGCCGCGTTCCGCAACACGTCGCTCACGGTCGGCAACGTGGCGACCCAGCTGAACAGCACGCCGGCCCAGAACATCGACCGCCCCGCACTGACCGTTCCGTTCGACCGCATGATGCTCGTCCAGGGACTCTGGAAGCAGGACGACTGGACTTCGGTGTCGGCGGGTACCGCCGGCTGGAACGCCATTCAGGGGAACGGCACGATCTCGACCGCAGGTGACGACGCCGCGATGTCGTGGTCGTACATGGCGCAGACGACCAAGACCGACATCGCCGTCGACACCGCGACGGTGTCGGGTGGCAGCACGGCGATCTCACGCTCGTTCGTCGTGGCGTTCCTTCACGCCGACCTACTGCTCAGCTCCGAGATCGTGTCGATCACACCTACGATCACCACCACCTGGATCAAGGTGATCGCACGGCCGTTCCTCAACAGGCCGCTGGGCTGCATTCCCAACATCTCGTCGATCAAGCGACGCGCGCGCAACGGCATCTTCGTGGTGGTGGGTAGGAACTACCCGATCGCGGTCACCGACGTGCGCGGCTCGAAGGAGCTGGTCATCGACGTCATCACGCGCACGACGACCGAACGCACCGACTTCGACATCATTCTCGCCACGGGCGACACGTTCTTCTTCCAGGCGCCGCCGGGTGACCCCATGCCCACGCTCTACGCCGCGGTGCAGGACACCGACGAGCGCCGGCCGCTGCGCAACCGCGACTGCGACAACGACTGGCGCGTCTTCAACCTGCCGCTGATTGAGATCGCGGCGCCGAGCGCCGACATCGTAGGTGCGCTCGGCACGTGGCAGACGGTCGTCAACACGTACGCCACGTGGAGCGACGTCCTCGCCAACCACGTTGACTGGGCCAGTCTACTCACGCTCGTCGGGTCGACCAACGACGTCATCGTGTCGTGAGGAGCTGATCACGTGAGACCAGTTAGCAGTCAATTTCTCACGGCACTCCGGGGCTCGCACCGGATGGTCGCCGACGCGCGCGTCGTCACCACGTACCAGACGGGCACCGATCCCGACGGCGTCGACATCCCGATCATCGACGGCGACGTCTCGGCGGATGCCGCGGCGGACGTGCGCGCGACGCTCGCGCTCACCACCGACGGCACCAACATGTTCACCACGCAGTCGAGCGGGCTGCTCACGCCGTACGGCAATGAGATCTTCGTTAGGCGGGGCATCTCGTACGGCAACGGCACGAGCGAGTGGGTGAGCCAGGGTTACTTCCGCATCGCGACGGTCGAGGAGTCGGACCTGCCCAACAACCCACTTCGCATCGCCGCGCTGGACCGGATGAGTGGCATCGTCGAGGCGCGGCTCATCGAGCCGATCCAGTTCTTCGCCGCGGAGCTCGTGGGTGACGTCGTGCTTCAACTGGTAAGTGAGGTCTACCCGCTCGTCACCATCGAGTGGGACGACACGACTGACGTGATGCAGCTCGGCCGTGACCAGGTCGCCGAGCGGGACCGGTTCGAGTTTCTCACCGAGCTCGTCACGTCGTTCGGTAAGATCATGTACTTCGACTACCGAGGTGTGCTGGTCATTCGCGACCCTCCCGACCCCACCGTCTCCGTCTACTCGGTCAACTCCGGGCACAACGGCGTGCTCGTCTCACTGGACCAGTCGATCACGCGCGAGGGTACGTACAACGCGGTCGTCGTGAACGGCGAGGCCGGCGACACGCTGCCACCGGTTCACGCGGTGGTGCTGGACAACAACCCGAACAGCCCGACCTACTGGTACGGCCGGTTCGGCAAGGTCCCCCGCTTCTTCGCGTCGTCGTTCATCACGACCAATGACCAGGCCGTGCGCGCCGGTACGTCACTTCTTCAGCAGGTGATCGGCCTGCCCTACAACATCGACTTCACGACCGTGCCGAACCCGGCGCTCGAAGTCGCCGACGCGGTTGAGGTCACGACGTCGTCGGGCATTGAGATTCACGTCATCGAGACGCTCGTCACGCCGCTACGCGCCGAGGGCATCATGTCGGCGAAAACTCGCGAGCAGTTCGTCGTCTCATCGTAGTCGAGAGGTAGGTGAACAAGTGGGACGTAGTGATGACATAACGTCGTCGCTGGCACAGCGGTCGGTCGCCGACGTCGGCTACCACCAGGGCGTCATCAGGGCGTGGAACCGGCAGACGGGCGACAACGTGATTGACGTGGTGGGGACGCCCATCACGAACGTGCCGATGCTGAACATCACCGAGGCGCTGGTGCTGCGCGTCGGGCACGTCGTCGGCCTACTGCGGTATAAGACGAGCTACTTCATTCTTGGCCGCATCGTCATCCCGGGTTCAGCCGACTTCTTCTCGGGTGTCATGCCCGACATTTCGGAGGCGTTCTACCAGCAGAACACCGACGCCGTCCTCCAGACCAACACGCTCGGCGCGTACACGTCGAAGCTCGTCTCCGCAATGATCATCAACCACCCCAAGGTAGCGGTTGGCGGGAAGGTCCAGGTGTCGGGCGGCACCGCAACGGGCCAGGCCCGGGTGCAGTGGTACACGGCGTACCCGACCAACGCGGCGAGCCCGCCGGGCGGCACGCTCATGGCGACGTCCGGCGTGTACACAACCACCACCGGCACCCCGGGCGTCGTCTGGGGCCCCATCGACTACGCGTGGCCGGCGGGTATGTACGGGCAGCTCGTCTTCGTGAGCTATGAAATCCAACTCATCACTGGAACCGCCGGTGTTGACTGGGCCAGCGTCGTACCTACCGCATTCTACGGACACGGAGACTAGAGGAGCGCGTCGTGGGCGTCACCGCAACATACAACTTCCCCTACCCCGAGTTGGGCGACCCACCCAACGGCCCGGTCCAGATCAACGCGCTGGCGCAGGCCGTCGAGGATCAGCTCGAGATCACCGACGCCACGGTGATCAGCAGGAGCACGGTCTACCGTGAGGCACGCTCGGCCGGCGATGAGACCGTCACCACGGTCGACACCGACGTGGCCGGCGCGACGCTCACGTTCACGACGCCGACCGTCAACACGGTGGTGAGCGTCGAGTCGTACTGGGACGTGGCCACGACGGGCGGCACCGACACGTTCATCGGCACGATCATGGTGGACGGCGTCACCAACACCACGGGTGAGGCGCACGCGGAGGGTGAGGGATCGAGTGGTCGTGTCGCCATCTCGCAGGGGTGGACGGTCACGCTGGCGGCGGCAGGTTCACACACGATCAAGCTGCGCAGGCAGAAGGCGTCCAACTCCGACACCTTGACGCTGTTCGGCATTCACACCAAGATTAAGGTGCAGGGTCCTGGACTGACGTAGCCACGACGGTCACGACGAGGTCGACGCCGCGCTCCTGTTTTAATAGACCAGGAGGTCACTCATGACTGACACGTGGCTCGACGGCTACGAGCGAATGCCACTCGGCGGCGACGTCGCCGGTGCGACGTACGTCGAGAACGACGACCCGAAGCTGCTCTGGCACATGACGCAGGGTACGTCGGTAATTGGTGCGGTCAACGCGTACCGACCCTACCCGCCGCACATCATCGTCAACCCAGCCACCAAGGAGAGGGTCCAGCACATTCCGCTGAACCTCGCCGCGTACTCGCTCGCCGGGACGTCGAACGACCGCTCGCGCGTGGTGCAGGTCGAAGTGGTGGGATTCTCGGAGAGCGCGCACCTGCTCGGCGACGCCGAGCTGCGCTGGCTGGGTGAGAACGTCGTGCGTCCCATCCGCGACGCGTTCGGCGTACCCGACCAGTACCTACGCTGCTACGCGGCCCACGAGGTGGACTTCGTGCTGGCGTCGCCCGACAGCCCCATCCGGCTGTCGCTCGACGGGCTCAGGTCGTACTCCGGGCACCTAGGGCACCAGCACGCCCCGGCGCCCGACGAGCACTGGGACCCGGGCGGACTCGATCTCAATCGCATCATTCAGTACTCGGTCATCGACGCACCACGTACGCGAGGGAAGGACACCATGAACGGAATCGGTCTCGAAGTCACGCACGACCCGGTACCCACCATCGACGTGGGCGCCGCGTTCATCATCGACTTCACGAACAGTCGATCCACCTACGTGGGTGACAAGGACAGCCTGCGCACGGCGTTCAAGGACGCCGGCGTCCCGCACCTCGGCGTGAGCGGCGCCGAGGCCGCCGACTGGATCGGCAAGTACAACGCCGGGCCCTCGGTCTAGCGCCGGCGTTCACTCACCCACCCACCGGAGGCCACGTTCATGTCACTGATCCAGCGTATGCAGGACAACATCACCGAGTTGCAGCAGCGCGTCTCGCAGCTCGTGGTGGTAAGCGACCAGCTCGTCGCCGTCAGCACGCGACTCGCCGAGCGCGTGGCCACCCTGGAGAGCGCGCCCGCCGCACCTGCCGCACGTGGCCAGGCGCAGGCCAGCTCGGCACCAGCCGGTAAGAGCGGCTCGACCAAGCCGTGAGGGTACTCGTCTTTCCCGCCGATCACTACGGCTGCGGTCACCACCGCGTCATCTGGCCCGCCGAGGTACTCCGCGCGGCGGGCCACGACGTCACAGTCATCGAGCAGGAGTCGCGCAAGCTGCTCCTCCGCATCGACGACCGCGACGACCGCGTGGTCAACGTTGACATTCCCGAGGGCACCGACGTTGTGGTGCTCCAGCGTGTGACGCACAAGTACATGGCGCAGGCCGTGCGCGCGCTGCGCGGGCAGGGCGTCACCGTGGTGATCGACGTGGACGACGACCTCGGCACCATCCACCCGGACAACCCGGCGTGGCGAATGCTGCACCCACGCAACCAGGGTGAGCACTCGTGGCGCAACCTGGACGACGCGTGTCGTCACGCGTCGCTGGTCACCGCGACCACGCCGGCGCTGGTCAAGCGCTACGCGGCGCACGGCCGGGGCCGTGTGCTGCCGAACTACCTGGCGGCGCACTACTACGACGTGCGTCACGTCGACTCCAGCGTGATCGGCTGGCCCGCGTCGTTGGGGTCTCACCCGAACGACCCCGACGTCGTGGGCAGCTCCGTCGCACGGCTGGTGCACGAGGGCGCGCGGCTGCACGTCACCAGCACGTCGCCCGGCGTGGGCAAGGCATTCGGCCTACCAAGCGACGACTACGTGACGCAGCTGCGCGTGGCCGTCGAGCTGCTGGACTGGCCGCGCGTGCTCGCCGAGCACATCGGCGTGGGCATCACGCCGCTCGCCGACACGGTGTTCAACGCGTCCAAGTCGTGGCTCAAGCCGCTCGAGCTGGCCGCGGTCGGCGTACCGTGGGTCGCGTCGCCGCGCACGGAGTACCGGCGGCTGCACGAGCTGGGTTGCGGCCTACTGGCTGAGCGACCCAACGACTGGTACCGGACGATCAAGTCGCTTCGCGAGAACGCGGCGCGACGGTCCGAGCTGAGCGAAGCCGGCCGTGCGGTCGCGGCGACGCTTCGGATCGAGGATCACGCCTGGAAGTGGTGGGAGTCGTGGTCGGACGCGGTCGCCGCGGATCGTCGGCGTGTCAACAGTGAGGTCAACGCCTAGCTACCCGCCAACACCGCTCAGGGTCACGCTGAGACGGCAACGCCGCCCGCGTGCCGGTTACCCCGGCTAGGGCGGCGTTGCCGTCTCAGAGGACGCCTGGAGGCGTGTGTTTGCTACCGAATCGCCTTGGTCGCCTTCAGCGCGCCCTCGCCGGTGCTCGCGTTGCGCCCGGCCTCGTAACCAGCGCTACCCGCCGCATAACCGCCACTCGCCATGCGCACGGACTTGCCCGGGACGAGCTCGTACTGCGCGTCGACCCACGAGGTGACTGCCGAGCGTCGGTCGCGCAGCACCAGGGCGGTGCCGGGCTCGGCGTTCGTGGCGTCGGCAACCGCCTCACGACGCGACGCCGCGATGCGCGCGCACGCGCCGCTCCCGAACGAGAGCATGAACTGCCGGCGCGCCTTGAACTTCGCCATCGCCGTCATGCCGTCGGCGTCGAACGTGCGCCACCATGTCGACAGCGCGGCCATCAGCTGCAGGTGAAGCGACGTGACCAGCGTCTCGACCTGCCGCACGTCGGACTCGTAGCCGACCAGCCAGAGGAACTCGGTGCTGTCGCGCGTGTGACCGTTGATCGTCTTCACGGTGCCGAACGCGTCGGCAATGTTGCCCAGCGTCAGAAGAAGCGCCCGGCGGTAGGTGCCCTTGAGCTGGATGATCACGCGAATGATGCGCTCGTCCGACGCGTGGTCGCTACCCGCGCGCTTCGCGTTGATCACAGCCTGCTCGATGCCGTACTTCAGCATCATTCGCTCGGCGGCCTCGGTCAGAACCAGCGCCTCCTCGGGCGTGGTCTTCTCGGCCTTCGCGAGCAGCTTCGCGATCTTGTCCTGAACGTCGAACCGGGGCTCGGTCATCGTGCTCTCCTTGGGTTCCTGGTAGCGGGCCGTGAGACAACCATATCATAAATCCCAACGTCGTGCAACCACACGAGTCACTAGTTCCAAACCTCCCACGACACACCGCACGCGAGGCAGATCTCGCTGCCGTTCTCCAGCACGATGTCCGTCGAGCTGCACGACGGGCAGCGCTTCCGCTCCTTCTTACGCCTGAGTAGTCCACGTTGGTACGCGCTCATGCCACCCCACACGCCGAAGTCAACGCCGTTGTCCAGGGCGTACATCAGGCACTCCGGTCGGACCGGGCACCGGTCGCAGTAGTATCGCGCGTCCTCGGACGGGAAGGGTGGCTCGTCCGCCTCGTCGCCCGAGGTGACGAACACCTCGAGCGGCGCGTTGACGCACGAACGATCCGGGTTGCGCATGAACGCGTCGCTCGAGCTGCTCATCACGACCTCCTGGTGACTGATCGTGCGTGATCGACTACAGCTCGCTGGCGGACCACATGTTGCCGTCGCTGTCACGGAGTAGGATGCTGCCGTCCTTGAGCTTGCCGATCTCCTCGAACACGCGCGTCGACGTGCCGAGCGACGGCAAGGGCGACGGCGACGGTCCAGTGTTTGACCGCGAGACCGTACCCTGGACCTGCGCGCGCTGCTTGATCGAGTCCTGCGTGAGGGTCGCGCCCTTCGGCGCGTAGCGCCACGCGGCGCCCTTGTGCACGACGTCGATGAACGGCGCCTTCTCGGAGTTGCGCATGATCGTGTTGATGGCGCCGTAGACCTGCTCGGGCGTGAGGCCGGCGCGCTCCGCGATCTCGGTCCGGTACAGCGTCACCCCCGGCGCGTCGACCAGCACGGCCATGACCTTCTGCCAGACACGTGGTGCACCCATTGCTTTCCTCTCATCGATGGTGAAGTTTCTACGTGGGCCCGGTAGGATTCGAACCTACAACTCCTCCGTCGAGGCGCTCAACCAGTTGAGCTACGGACCCTGGGTGGCCGTGAGGATCGGGGTCAACCCCGGCACCCGATCCCCACGGCATCTCACCTGCTAACTACCTGGTCAGCAGGAGCTGGGCGGTCCGGCCGACGTACTTGCGCGTGTCGCCGGACAGCGCGGAGGTGAACATCGACTGGTCGGTGCGCGAGCCCTCGTTCCGGCCCCACTGGAAGTACTCGCTCACCGCGTTCGTGAGGCCCCAGCCGGTGCCGGTGAAGCCCACGGCCGGGCTGTCCGTGTACGACGCCGTGATCGCGGCGATCGCGTCGTCGCGCATCGGGCGGTCCGGCAGGACGCGCTTGAGGATCGTGTTGACGTCGTCGCCGTCCAGCGTGACCGACGCGAGCTGCCGCACCGTGCCTCGGAACGCGTCGACGTACTTCTCCGTCTTGAGCAGCGTGGCCTGGGCCTGCTCCAACTTCTCGGCGACGTCGCCGACGTGCTTGAACGACCAGCGCTGCTCGGCGCCTCGGGTGAGCGAGGGCAGGCCGAGCATGTTCATGCACAGTCCGCGCAGCGGCATCACGGCGACCTCGAGGGCCTTGGAGCGGTCGTGCGACGTGCGAACGATCACGTAGAGCATGTGCGGGTCGTTCACGCCGTTGACGTCCACGGAGACGTCCTCGGCGCCGGGGAGTTGAATGACCATGAAGCCCTGCTTACCGCCACCCATCGTACCCGCCGACACGTAGCGGGGGTGAATGCCGTCCAGGAACGAGAACGCGTCGCGGTACTGGACCGGCACGTACTTCGTGCTCACCACGTCGAAGAACTCGTCGGTGCCGACCCGTACGACGGCCTTGCGGTTCGGGATGGTCTTGGTGGACTTGATGCCGTCGGCGTTGACGACGTTGTAGCGCACGCTCCGCAGCTCGACGTCGAAGTCGAGACCGCCGAGCTGCGCGGCCGTGGCGGCATCCACGCTCGGGTCGTCGATGACCGTGCCGATCTTGGCCCAGGGCAGCCGACGCGAGCTGAACATCTTCTCGCCTCCCTGCTCGGCGTAGTCGGCGAGGGCGGGGGCGGGGGCGGGGGACTCGAGCGTTGAGGTCATGATGATCGCCTTCTCTCCTAAGTTCCTGTGCTGTGATGTAAACCTAGCACACGTTAGTCACCGTGTAAACAAGTTGTGACAAGATTTTTGCGCCTACTCCCAGCCTAGGCGCCAGTGCGCGTCGAGCGCGTCGCTCGGCTCCAGGGGAGCCAGCCACCCCGACTCGTCGCGCGTCCTCGACGTGCGCTCCAGGGCGAGCCAGACGCCCTGGAGCTCCGCTTCGGTAGGTAGACCCCAGTCGGTCACGCCAACCTCCTAGACGGCGAACGACTTGATGCAGACCGGCCCGATGCCGGCCTTCACGGACTTGGCGGCCTTCAGCGCGCGACCGCAGTTGATGCAGCGACCGTAGCGGATCGTCAGCTCCTCCGCACGCTCGACGGTCATGCGGTGACGCGACTTAATGAGGCGGATCGCGCCGGGCGCGTACTCGAACTCGATCTTAACGACGTCACCCGACTCGACCAGCCGATCGGAGTTGATCTCGACGAGCACCTTGGCGTACAGGTTCGTGCGCGCCTTGTTGTACTTGACGACGTACACGCGGCCGTGCGTCTCGTAGACGCCGGGCGTCAGCGGCTCGTCCACGCTGGCGGGAACCTCGCTGGCCAGCGACTTCTCCCAGTCGGCCTCACGCTTGTCGATCGGCCGCGTCAGCAGAAAGTCGATCATGGCCGACGCCATGCGCTTGTCGAGCCGCTCACCCAGGTCCTCGATCTTCGCGCCGAGCGTCTCGATGCGCTCCTCGCCGCAGGTGCCCCAGTCCTCGACGACGCGCTCGCCGGCGAGCTTGAGCATGAGGTTGATCTGCTTGTCGGTGGCCTGCGCCAAAATCGTCGCAACGGTCTGCATCGTGCTCTCCTAGGTCGTGCGTCGTGCCTTCCGAGTGGGCGACCCGGGGATCGAACCCGGTGGGATGCCATCCCGTAATCCGTGGAAGCTTGTCGCCCTCGCTGCCCTACCTGCCAAACTTTACCACACGCTGGGACAAATGAACCCAGTGACTTTCAAGATCTTTAGCCGGGCTCACGCCGCGCGTACGCGTGCGCTCGTGCGCTACGCGTACGCGCGCGTGAGTCACTCGACGGAGGTGAGCTGCCACCCCCGCTTGACGCCCTCGCCCTCGAACCGCTGGACCTTGCCCTCCTTCCGGAGGCGGTACAGCGACAGGTAGGTGAGCCCGCCGGGCTGGTTGATCTCGGTCGCGAGCTGCTCGCGCGTCTTCACGCCCTCGCCGAGCGCGGCGAGCACCGCGTTGTCGCGGCCCAGGGCGTCCTCCGAGCGCGGCCGACCGCGCCGACCCTTGGCCTCGACACCGGTGGCGCCGGCCGGCTCGGCGTCGCCTTCGGGCTCCGCGGCGGGCTCGCCGGTGAATTCGATCTGCTCCACAACGCTTAGTTCCTCGTCGGACACTCGTACTCCTCGGTTGCCGTAATGTGACTCAGCCGAATATTAACAGGTGCCTACCCAACGTCACTTCACTTGCGCTTGATCAGCCACTCACGATCGCCGACGGGCGTGCCCACGAACGAGTTGGGTGCGCCGTCCAGCGCCGCGCGCGCCTGCTCGCCGATCCAGCGGCCGCAGTGCGTCGTGATGCCCTTGCCCCACGTCGCCTTCAGGCTGCTCTGGTCCCGCAGCGGTAGGATGCGCCAGTCGTCCGGGAAGCCCATGACGCGCGCGACCTCACGGTGCGAGATGAAGCGGGGCTGCGTGGGGTGGAGCACCAGGTCGAGCGCGCCGCCGGTGATCACGCGCGCCGAGCGGTTGTCGTCCCACCTGGTCACGGAGATGTAACCCATGTGGAAGTCGTTCCCGAGCAACTTGCTCTTCAGGTGGAGCCACGAGTCGGGTAGGCAGCCGTGCCGGTCGTAGATGTGCTGCGCGAACTTGCCGACGTGCCACCCTTGCGGCCACGGCTCGCCGAGCTGCTCACCCAGCGTCAGGAGGTCGAGCGTTCGCCGGTGCGCGATGCCGGTGCGCGTCATGTGCCCGTCGACCGCACCCGACGTCGACCGAGGCGCGCTCGCCCACCAGGAGGGCGGTCGCCGGTACGGCTGGAGCTGCCACGTCTCGGCGAGCGGCTCGATGTCGCCGATCACGTCGTGGAGCGTCGGCGTGCGCGTGATGACGGGGAACTCCACGCCGAAGGGGATTTGCGACGCCACCCAGAAGTAACGCTTGCGCACCGCCGGGCCGCCCAGCTCGATCGCGTCCTGCATGACGTGGTAGAGGTCGTACTTCAACCCGCTCTTCGCCTCGAGGTCGTCGCGCAGCGCGGTCATCATCGCGCGGCCGCCGGTGTACGCCTGCCGCACCGACTCCATGACGATGACCTGCGGCTTCACGCGCGCGGCGTACTCCATGAGCACCCACATGCACGAATTCACCTTGGCGTCGATGCCGCGGTACTTCCTGTCGGTCATAGCTGAAAAGCCAGTCAAGAGCAGGGAGGGTTCCCTGCCAGTACCTCCACTTCAGGCGCGGACCACGTCTTGTAGTCACCGATCTCGAATGTCCAGTTGTGCCCAAGAATGTCGCGATTCGCCAGGCAGTTGGGCATACCGAACCCACCGTGCTGCTCGACCTTGTGCACCAACTCGAAGCCTGCCTGCACCATACCTACGTCGAAACCTCCCGCGAACGTCTGACACGAGACGTATCGGTACACGCTGGACTCCTCCTAGATGTTCTCGCGCAATTTGCCACAGTAAATCTTACGACTTACGTTGTCGGGATCGTTCGCCGTGTAGCAGTCAACCGTGTCCGCGTAGTCGGTTCCGCATCCCGGGCACGTCTGCTCACTGCACTGCGCGCCTACCTTGATGCAAACAACTCCCGTGGCACTCTTCTGAAGGTAGCCGGGCTTGCAGTGGATGTCGTCGTCGTACGCACGCTTACAGCCCGGGCACTTCCCCGATATTCCATCGTATCCCTCGCGCTGGCGTGTCGCGTTGACGCCCTGCTTCGAGCGGTACGCGGCCTCCCACTCATCGTCCGTCACGTCGATCGCGCACATGATGTTCGCCAGGAAGTGCGCGACGTCCACGGCCTCCTTCAGCGCCAACTGACGGTTGACCCAGCCACGAGGCGACGCCCACGGCTTCCAGCCGAACTCGTTCAGCAGCTCGGTGGCCTCCGAGACGAGCGCAGTGTGGTTCCACACCACGTAGTCCGCGAGCTGCTCACCCTCGATCGGGTAGACGACGCCAAACGACTCCTCCTGGAGTCGACGGGTCGACTCCAACCACTTCCAGTCAGCCACCGAGAGCCTCCACGAATGGGTCAACGGGCTTGAACACGGCGCGCACTAGGTGCATGAAGCCGTCCTCGAAGTGATCGCGCGCGAGCGAGAGCTCACGCTGGTCGGCGTCGACGCCGTCGTGCCGGTTGACCTGCGCCCACAGGATCGCGACGTCGCGCTCGTAGTTCTTGATCCTGTTCACCAACGTGACGGCTGCCGACGTCTGCGGTCGATAGCCGGTCACTCGACCGGGCAACTCGGTCGGGTCGATCACGTCGTCGCTCACCTGTCTTCTCCATTGATGCCGAGCAGTCGCTCGATCGAAACTTCGGTCAAGTGCTCATCCCAGCGACGTTGCAGCAGCGCGCGCTGGGCCTGAACGATCCACTCCCACAGCGACTCACGATGACTCACCTGACGGGCGCCCCGCTCGAACTCGACCGGCGACTCCACGCGCAGCCAACTCGCGAGCATCAGGTCACGAGGTGTCCAGTCGTTCCTGATCGACCACAGCGGTATGTCCGTGCCGAACACATTGCCCACCTGCTGGGTACCAGGACCTCGCCGGCGGGTGGGTAGGAGCCACCCCTGGTCGTCGAGCTGCTCGACCATGAAGCACGCGACGTTCGCGGCGAAGCACTGGAACACCTTGGCGACCGTCCAGGGTGTCCCGAGCGCCGGCATCGCGAGCGTCACGCGCCAGCGGTTGAGTAGGCTGGCGAACTCGTCCGGCTTGTTGCGCACCACCACGCGCGGAAGAATGTCCGCCTCGCTCACCGCATCCCACTTGCCGAAGATCTCGGCATCGGGGAACGCGGCGAGCAGGTAGTCGCGAATCAGCTCGGACCGCCGCAGCTCACGCCCGATGCGGCCGTCGCTGAACGACGTGGACGCGACGCCCGTCGGCAGTCGCTCGTGGAATCCCGCTGGACCCCACGTCTCCCAGTCGTCGGGGAGTATCATCAGCTCAAGTCCGGCGTGCACGTAGCTGTTGTCGGCCACCCACACCTCGCCGTCGCGGTCGACGGCGCAGTTGTCCCACCCGAGTTCATCGGGCGCGCGCGGGTCCAGGTAGCGCTCGTGGCGGGTGGTGCGCGTGAACTCGTACTGCGCGAGCACCTCGCGCGAGCCGCTGGGCCACTTGAGATCGCGCGCCTTGAGGTAGTTGCGCGGGTCCGTCACCAGCCAGACCACCGGCGCCTCGCCGTTGGTCCGATCGCCGAGCGCGTTGAGTCCGCGCGCCGCGTACTCGCCGTAGTTGCGCGACCAGAGCTGCGGCGACGTGATCAGCTCGGGTTGACGCGCCGCGTCGGCCCACGTGGACGTCGACTGCGGGATCGGCACGTGACTCGTGCCGTGCTGCCCCATGTGCATCACGACGCCGTCGAGACCGGCGATCACGTCGGCGATCGCGAGGTCGCGTCGGTACGCATCGCCGTTGAGCCAGAAGCCACCGCCGGCCTTGCGATACGGGATGAACAGCTCGTCGGGCGGCGGCGTCTGGCCGGCACCGATGTTGTTGTACGGCTGGCCCCTGATCTTACTCGTCCACGAGCCGTCGGACCACGGGTTCTCGATGTTCTGCTCACCCTGCCAGCCGGTGCCGGTGTTCTTACCGACGATCACCCACGTCACGTCGGGGTTGCGTCGGGCGAGCCGCATGAGTAGGTTAGGTGCCTCCGCGTCCCCCTGGAAGCCCCACTTGTTGCGGTCAAACGCCATGCTGCGCCCGAACTTACCGTACCCAATGCGCAGGCTCATCACAGCACCCGCTGGAGCCACGCGCAGCCCCGCGCGACGAGGATCTCGTCGAGCGGCGCCGCGTGGAGTGGGGCGCAGTTGAGAAGTGACAGCGCGCCGATGATCTCGATGTCGCGGACGTCCACGCCGGGCATGCGCTCGACGAACTCGCGGATCGCCAGCGCGTGCTTCTCACCCTCAACCCAGGGTCGGAAGTCGCCCCACTGGGCACGCTGCCAGTGCACCACCGTTCCGGCGAGCAGCTTGCCCAGGTCGTAGCGGATGTCGCCGTAGTAGCTGCCCGCGAAGTTCTCGCGCCAGTCGATGCCGACCAGCTCGCCACCCGGCGTCACGATGATGTTGCCGTGGTTGAAGTCGCCGTGCGGCGTCCCCCAGACCGCGCCGTCCAGCAGCGCGACCCAGTCGACCGCGTCCACCGCATCGCGCGCGGAAGCCCGCAGCCGCGCGGGAAGCTGCGCGACGCGCCCGAGGGTCTTGTTCACGTAGAACTCGTTCAAACTCTGCCGTGTGCCGCGCGCACCGGGTAGCGGCGCGTGCGCCGTCGAGCTGCCCACCGTCGCGTCGAACCAGTCGAGAATGCGGTGCGTGAGCTCGACGTCGTGCAGCTCGACCGCGTCGTACGCGGTGACGCCGGGAACGTACGGGTGCGCCATGAGCGTGGCGTCGTTGCCCGACACGATCGGAGTCGGCACCATCGTCGTGAGGTGCGCGGCGCGGTGAATTCGGTGAGTGATCACCTCCGGGTCGGCGTTGAACTTGACGACCCGGCCCTCGGTGGGCAGCACGTACGTGGCCTGGTCGTACTTGACGAAGTCGTAACCGCTCACGCGCGCGACGGCGCTCGCGTACGCGGTCTCGTCGCCGACGTCGGTCCAGTCGATCCACTTGACCCGCAGGTTGTGTCTGATCTCGTCGAGTCCGCTTACGATCTGCAACTCGTGCGCCGGTCGCGCGCTCGTCAACCCGGACCAGAACGTGGGCAGGTCCCGCGCCGCGACGCGCGCCAGACCGGTCCACGCCGGCTCGTTGCCGCTACCGCCGTGACGCTTGTCGTAGATCGTGGACACGCGATCGGAGTTGTGCTCCACGCGCGTCCAGCGGATCGGGTCGGTGCCCGCGGGAATGGGCGCGACGGCGACCCACGAACTCGAGTCGTGCCAGAGACCCTGGTCACGGCCCCAGAGCGTGTCGCACGACGTGACGATCAGGTCGTCGTCGTCGCCCACCGCCTCGCGAGCGGCCAGTAGCGACGCCCCAGGTCCTCCGTGAGGCCCGTTCCAGTCGGGCACGTCGACAAACTCAACCGCGAGCTGCGGGTGCGCCAAGGCCACGTAGTCACGGATCTGACCGGCGCGGTGACCCACGCAGACGACGAGTCGCGCGTCGCGAGGCGCCAGGTCGAAGAGGTGCGACAGCACGGCGCGCTGCGCGAGGGGAATCAGCGACTTGTGCAACGACTCGCCGACCCGGCCCACGCGGGTACCGAGCCCAGCGGCGACGATCACGAACGCGGTCATCGATCACTCACCGCCGTCTGTCGCCGAGCGACCGTAGTCGTCCTCGTGTCGGACCACGTCGTCCGGGTGGTTGGTGCTGATCTCGAGAATGGTCAGCGGTCCCACCGCGCGGTGCACCGTGCCGGGGTAGACCGGGTAGGCACCGGACGGTCGCGGTCGGAAGAGGTCGTCGTCGGGCGTACCCTCGATGGTGCCGTCGCCACCCATGATCCAGTGGATCTCATACTTCCTGACGTGGTGCTGAAGCGACGTCCGCTCGCCGGCGTGCACGTCGATCAGCTTGAGCAGGAAGTGCTCGGTGGCCACCGTCCGCTCGCTACCCCACGGCTTGTAGGTGAGCGTCACCTCGCCGGCGAGTAGGATGTCGAACAGCTCACCCACGCTGAATTGCATCACGGATCATCATCCTCACAAACTGGTCGGCGTCGTGGCTGAGCGTGACATCCTGCACCTCACTGGACCACTGGAGGTAGCGCAGCGCGCACTTGGCACGGTCGAACCACGTGCCCTCGTTCGCGTTGAACCAGCGGGTCCAGAGTTTACTCTTGTGCGCGAACTCGAGCAGCCCGTACGCCACGTCCGAGTTGAGAACGGTGAGCAGCGCGTCGATCTCGACGGCGCCGAACTCGGGCGCGATGTTGTACGCGTCGACTGTACCCGCGTAGTTCGCGACTCGGCCGCCGACCCAGTCCACGTTGTGAATCTTAGTCTTGACGCCGAGCGCGTTCGCGCGCGCGCTGGTGAGCATAAGCTTGCCCGCGTAGGTCGGCGCGCCGTACTGTCGGTCGGCCCAGACACGCGAACCGAAGCCCACTACCGCGTAGTCGATCTCGACGCCGAACGCGAGCGCGGCGCCGAGCAGCAGCGCGTTGTGCTCCTGGGTGTCGTGCTCGCCACCGATCTCAATGGTCAGGCCCAGGTTGCCGTACGTCTCGAGCAGCTCGAGCAGCTCGGTCACCTGCCGGTCGTACGGCAACTGGCAGACGTCGAGGTGCAGGCCGTCGAACCCGGCCTGAACGTCGGCATCCAGCGACGCGCGGCCGTCGTCGTCGGTGCCACCTTGGAGCGGCCCGCCGTGATCACGCACCACCTTCGTGTTACCCTCGCTCAACCGCTTGACCGTGTCGACCAGCGTCGTCTGGTCGTAGCCGGTGTAACCCCCGCCGACGTCCACCTGACGCCGCGACGCGACGACCTGGTGCACCTGGAGCTTGGCCGCCTCCTCGACGACCCGCTGCGATACCGCACCTACACAGAGTCGCACTTAAACTTTCCTCTCGCCGTGCTCGACCAGCCGGAGCAACTCGTCCGCGCTCTGACCGGTGTAGTGGATGAAGCGCCAGCCGTCGGGAACATCGACGAGCCGCGCCTGGTCGTCAATATACACCCCGCCGTCACCAAGGCGGGCAAGCAACTTCATCTTCTCGGGCGTGGTGACGCCGTCGAACGCGGACGTGAAGGGCCAGTTGCTCTCGCCGTAGTAACCCTCGCGAAGCGCCTCGATCGCGCCGCTCGGCGCGCCGGTGAGCACGTGCAGCCGATACCCACGGTCAAGCAAGTCCCACACCGTGGTGAACGCGGGCATGTGCGCGGCCTCGAAGCGTCGCAGCATGTCGAGGTAGAACTCGTTCTTGTGCCGGCGCACCCGCGTGAGCTCGTCACCCTGGACCTGCCCAGCGAGCCAGTTCGTGCCCTCGCACTCGAGAATGTTGTGAGGTGGGTCGACGCCGGCACGCATGTACGCGACCGTGATGATGTCGGCGGTGTCCAGTAGGACGCCGTCGAGGTCGAACACGACGTGCCGACGTCGATCCATAGGTTCATCCCGTCAACTCGGTGGGGCGTGGACTAGATGGGCAACTCCGGCGGAGGCGGGATGACGGGTGCCGACGCGGTCAACGGCGGCGCCACCTCGGCGGCCGTGGGGATGCTCTGGACATCCTGGACGGCCGCGGCCGGCGTCGGCTGTGCTGGCACCGGCGGCGCGACGGGCTGTGCCGCGGGAGCCGGCTGAGCGGCCGGGGCGGGTGCCGGGGCGGGCGTCGGCGCCGGAGCGGTGGGCATGGGCGCCACCACCGCGGCACCCGGACCCGTCACCGGGCCGGGCGTGAACGAGCCGGGCCCGGCGGGGCCGGCGGGACCTGCGCCCGGCGCGCCGGTGTACGGCTTGACGCCGGCGACGTTGTTCCGCATCTCGCCGCCCCACTCGCGCTGCGTCAGCGACAGCTTGACGCGGCGACCCACCATGGCCTGCGCGACCGGTGCCAGGCTGCCCTGCGAGCCGAGTGCGGCGAAGAACGCGTCGTCGATGCCGAAGTACTTCATGTGCCGGAAGAAGATCGACACAGCGACCGGGTTGTCCAGCGACAGCGTGAAGTTGTTGATGATCGGCTTGTTCATGTGCGGGCCGGTGATGACCTTCATCTTGGTCTTGATCATCGGCTTGCCCGTGCTCGCCGTCACGGCCTCCGCGGACACCACCTCGACGTCGTAGTCGCCGTTGGGCAGCGGCTCGAACGACACGGTCTTCGCGTCGGCCAGAGCCTTGGTGAAGTCAATCGTGGACACGTGCTACTCCTAACCTTCCGTTGCGACGTGAGCCGACGCAACGTGAGTGATCGATGGGAGTTCGGTGGTGATGACCGGCGCGTCGGCCGTCGTCGCGACCCGGTTGAAGATGATGTTCATCCAGTTTTCAACGTCCTGGCCGCTCCTTCCCACGTCGGGCTTGTGAATGGTGATGACGTTGCCGAGTCGACCCTGGACCCGCTCGCCCGACTCGTACTGCGGGTGAGGTGAGATCCACAGTCGCCGGACCTCCTGACTCGGCTGCCCGTTGGCGTCGGGCTCCCAGTCGGGGTACATGTAACCGCACACGTCCACCCAGTAGGGCAGCGACACGGAGATCTGCCCCTGCATGTACGGCACCCACTTGCCGGTATTGTGCGACATGCGCGTCTCGGCGATGAACATCACGCAGCGTGTGTTGAGCGACGGAATGAGCGCTAGGTCGCGGAAGCCGCGGATCACCGCGTCCATCTGCGACAGGAGCACGCCCCAGTCCTGCATCTTAGGCGCCTCGTGCCCGACCAGATTCGCCTTGCAGCGGCGCTGAATCTCGGTGATCGAGTCGATCACGATCGACACGAACGGGGTGATGTACTGCGACACCCAGTTGTACACGAGCTGGACCGTGGCCCACGCGTTGATCGTGACGATGCACGCGTCCCACGTGCCGTCGTACACCGGCGGCGGCCCGACTGGATCCCAGTAGATCTTACGCACCGGGATGAAGCGCCAACTCCCCTCGGCGTCCAGCACGAGCACCGGCTTGGGCGCAGTCCCCGAGAGCGACGACTTGCCGATCTTCGACGGCCCGTGGATGAGGAGTGAGAAGCGCTCGTGGGTGTCGAACAGCACCGGCGGCTCGACGGCCACGGACTGCTCGGACGTTGGTTCGGTCACGCGTCGCGACCCTTCTTGTCGTAGCGCTCGCGCGGGTTGCCCTGGGTGTAGAGCGCGCCGATCATGTCGTTGACGCCGCTCGACCCGTCGTCGAACATGTTGCAGACGGCAAAAAAATCACAGTCCCAACGGCACGACGATGTTGGTGACGGGTACACGACGTCGAGGTGATGCTCGCCACGGTCCAGGGCGTCGATCGTGCGAAGGATTTCCCGCGACACGGCGAACGCACGCTGCTTGTACGAGTCGAGCTCGAACTGGTTGTGCCGCACCTCGACACGCTCGTAGAACGGCGGCTTGGCGCGCGCCGAACGCTTGACGCGACGAAGCATGTTGTAGAGCGCGCCGTCGCACAGCGCGTCGCCGTCGCCGCCGCTCAGAAACTCCAGAAGGTGGTAGTGGAGCATCTGCTCGTTCTGCGGTAGTGTGATCACCGGCCCCTGCAAGTCGCCCACGGTCTTGTGGTCGACGAACAACCGCTTGCCGTCGGTCACCCGGTGAGCCCGCGAGTCCAGCAGGCCGATCAGCTGGATCTGCCGAGGCTCGTCGTCGCCCATGGGCAGCTCGACGTCCACGATCATGGGCACCTCGGAGCCCACGATGCGAAGCTCCGAGTCGGCGCCCGTCTCCTCGAGCCACTGGACGTAGCCCTCCACCATCGCACGCTCGAGATTGGTGCTCCCGGCGAAGTCGGTGGCCAACTCGGCGAGCTGCTCGTCGTTCGCGCCGCGCGACTGCGCGAGGTTGATGATCTTAGTCCAGTCCTCGACGATGACGCGCTCCAGGGCGTCGCGCGGGTCGACGCGCTGCCGTCCCTCCGGAACGTACCACGCCTCGAGCGCCGTGTGAACACGCGTTCCGGTCGACCGGACGCCCGTGTAGTCCTCGGTTCGCAGCACCATGTTGCGGTACCACGCGAGCCACCACTTGCGCCGGCAGCGCTTGAACGTCTGGAACTCCGAGTTGCTGAACGCGTGCACCTCGGGGTCCAGCTGCGCCGGGAGCACGGGCGGCGCGAGCTCCCACGCCGGAGGCACGAAGTCCTCGATCGGCAGCACCGCCACGAGCTGCTCGTTCAACTCGTCCTCGTAGTCGGGATCGAGCAGCACGACCGAGCCGCCGTCACCCGACGCCGGGTGCGTGACGTGCATCGCCGACGCCGACGACTCGCCGCGCGACTTGACCGCACCAACCGCGCCGGCCGTCTTGACGAGCGTGTTGATCGCGGCCGCGATCATCTCGCGGTCGCCGGCCTTCCACGAGTCGCGCTTCTCGATGTTGTTGAGTCGCGCCGTGCTCTTGCCGCTGAAGCCGACGAGATCGCTGAACTCGACGCGCGACAGCTTGTAGCGAGTGCGCACGTCGAGCACGATCGCGCCGGTCAACTCGTCCGGAGTGTACACATCACTCCTCACTTACGCTAGGTAGTCCGATGGGAGTGTTCAAGATGAGAGCCTCCAGTGCGTCGAGATCGGTTGTGTCGGCGTTGACGTTGGCCCGGAGAAGTGCGGCCCGGTCGCGCGTGATCTCGTCCAGCCGCTCGAGCTTCTCGTGCAGCCGCGTCACCTGGACCTCCTCGACAGTCCCCTTCATGACGATGTCGATGATGTTCACGCACTCGTGCATCTCCGAGCCGATCCGGTGGTTGCGGTTCTCCTTCTGACTCTCGTCCACGAGCGACCACGAGCGCTGGAGGTTGATGAGCGTGTCGGACGCGGACATGTCCAGGCCGACCCCGCCCGCCTTGTTCGTGAACAGCAGCGCGCGGATCGAGCGCGCCCGCAGCGCGTCGAGCGCGCGCTCACGGTCGTGCGGCGACACGTCGCCGGTGATGAGCGCGTAGTGGATCCCCAGCTTGTCGAGTCGCCGCGCGGCGAGGTCGATCAGCTGCCTGAACTCGGCGGCGATCAGCACCGCCGGGCCGGCGTAGTCGTGCGCGAGAACGCCGCGCTCGTCCAGCACCTCCTCGAGCGCGTCGAGCTTGGTCGACGGCTCGACCAGCGTCACCGACCACGTCTCCATGCGGTCAGGGTCCGGCTTGGTTATCTTCACCGACGTGGACGCGACCTGCATGAGCCGCACCTGCGCGGCGAGCTGCGTTGGCGCGATGAGCAGCTCGCCGTCCGGCAGTCGCGTGATCAGCGACTTGTCCAGCTCGCCGTACATGCGCGCCTGCGCCGTCGACATGTCCACGTAGCGCGTCTGGCGGACCTTGGGTGGAAGCTGCGGCAGCACCACGGCCTTCAGCATCCGGCGGAACCGCGGGTCCAGGAGCTTGAACAGCTCGTCGCGCGTGTCCGGCCGGATGCCCACGATCTGAAGCGCGCCGTACGCGTTCCACCCGGATAGGCAGTACCTCTCGATGAACTGCGAGCGCGTCGGGAAGTCGTCGGGCGCCACGGCGTGCATGACCGACCAGAGGTCGCCGGGATGGTTCGCGATCGGCGTGCCGGTCAGCGCCCACCGGTACCGGACCGACGCCTGGTGCATGACGTGCCAGATGGCGCGCGTCTGCTGCGACTTTGGCTCCTTGACGCGGTGCGCCTCGTCGAGCGCCACGGTTCTGAACTCGAAGTCGTTCAACTCCTTGTGGTGCACGTCGCAGCGCGCCGCGGTCAGACCCTCGTCGCCGTGATGCTTGTCGCACTGGCGGCAGCGCTTGAGCTTGATCGCGCCGTACGGCGCGAGTCGCGTGAAGAGCCGCACCGACTCGATGTTGATGATCACGACCGCGGTGGGATCGTGAAGCGCGCTCTTGAGTACCTTACGCCGCTGGACCGCGCCTCCCTCCACGTTGTACGCCGTCACGCCCGGCAGCCACCGGTCGATCTCACGGACCCAGTGTCGCTTCACCGAGTTGGGGCAAATGATGAGTGCCGGCAGCGCCGGCTCACCCCGGTGCAGCCGGGCGCGCAGCATGGACAGCAGCTGGATCGACTTACCGGTGCCCATCTCGTCGCCGATGAGGCCGCTACCGGCGCGCAGCATGAACTCGACGCCCGCACGCTGGAACGGGTAGAGGTGCTCGTTGAGGTTCTCCGTGACCGGCCACTCCAGGAGCGCCCGTACCTCCAAGGCTGGGTCAACGCGTGCTCGACGAAGCTCCCAGGCCCACGAAACGAGCGTCTCGCCCAGGGTGAGCGTCTCCTTGAAGACGCCGCGCAAGGTGACCAGCGAGGCCCAGGTCGCGGGGACGCGCCACGCGCCGTCGCGGTACCCGGCACCGGACACGGAGCGAATGAGGTCCTTCTCACTCCACACCGTGGCGACCGTGATGAGGTTCCTGATCGGGTCGTAGTCGGCGTGCGGCAAGTCACGCCGTCGCCGTCGTGCGCAGCGCGTGCCGACCTTGCTGCTCGCGCAGTCCGATCGCCCACTCAACCGACGCGCCGGTGTGCAACCGGTCGAGGTTGGCGCGCAGCGAGCGCCCGTCGATCGCGCGCGCCAGCAGCGACGCCACGACGTTGAGGATCCACGCCAGCACGGCCTGACTCACGTAGTTCACGTTGACTCCTTAGTCCGCTTCGAGTGGAATACTACCAACGCACGTCACTACCGTGGTGACGACGTCCGGCGAACGAGCGCGTCGAAGAGTGTTGCCCACGTCTTGGCGAGCACCAGCACGGCGTGCCGCGCCGCGTCGTTCACGTCGTTGGCGTCGCGCCGGCCGACCTCGGCCGGCTTGACCCGGAAGCCGAGCGTCTCGAGTAGTTCGTTGGGCGCGAACTTCTTGGCGTCTCCCGGCGACTGCATGGTCAGCGGCACGTCGAACGTCCCCGTGAGGTGCTTCAGTCGACCGATGACGTGCAGGGCGACCGGTTGCTGCGTCAGCAGACCGGTCTTAGGCCCCACGGTGTAGCGCTCGCACGCGACGTGCACGGTCTCGCCGTGCGCCGCGGCGTGCGTCAGCACCTTCTCGATCCAGTCGAGCGCCGGGTCGGGTCCACCCTGGTACCGGTGGATTGGGCGCACGCCGTCGGCGTCGAGCCGCAGCGCGAACACGCCGGTGCTGGTGCCGGGGTCCACGCCGATCACGTAGCCGAGAAACCGTTCGGTCACGCGACGTCGCCCCAGCGCAGACCGGTCTCGATCGACGCGGTGATGGGCACCGTGAGCAGCTCGGCGTCGTTCATCACGTCGTGCAGCGTCGCCATCGCGTCCTCCAGGTCGTCGTTGGGCACGTCCAGGTCGATCTCATCGTGCACCGGTAGGATCATGAAGTCGCCCAGGCCCGCCTGGTCGGCCTCCACGATCTTACGCTTGAGGATCTCGCCGGCGGTACCCTGAATCAGGTAGTTGACCAGCACGTACAGCTTACCCGCGTCGGCGACGTGCTTGCGCCCGGTAAGTGGCGAGCGCACGTACGCCTGACCCTCGTGACTCAGCGTTGAACGACCCAGGTTCTCGATCGACCGAATCCACTCGGGCACCTTCCGGTACAGCCCGTCGAAGTCGCGCATGAAGTCGCTGGCCTCGAGCTCCGGCACGCCTGCGGTCTTGGCGAACTTGGGAATGCCCGCGCCGTAGATCTTCGCGTAGCCGCCGTTCTTGAGTAGCTGGCGACGCGGGTCGGCCTTCCGGAAGTCGGGCTCGTCGAAGAGCGTTCGTCCCATGTTCACGAAGAAGTCGCCGGGCGCGTTGAACGCGGCGATCATGTTGGGATCCTGCGACATGTGCGCCAAGACCCGCATTTCGATCTGCGAGAAGTCGGACTTGATCCACGTGTGGTCGATCGACGACGTGAAGCAGTTGCGAATCCGCTTGCCCATGGTGGTGCGAATGGGCACGTTCTGCAGGTTGGGATCGCTGCACGACATGCGACCGGTCCGAACGCCCTTGCTACCACCCGGCTCGAACGGGTTCTTGTCCGTGCCGCCGATGGTGTTGATGGACGGGTGGATCCGACCGTCCCACTCGGACATGGTCAGGTAGTTGTCCAGGTAGGTGGACACGGTCTTCTGCGCGCGCCGGCGCTTCAGCACGGTCTCGGCGAGCGGGTGGTCGATCGACTCGAGAACCTCCGCGTCGAGACTCCACGCGCCGCCGTCGGTCATCTTCGTGAACTCGACGTCATCCGCCTGGAGGCGCTCGACGACCTTGGCGTTGGACCCCGGGGAGACGCCGTAGTACGCCTGGCACCAGGTCTCGGCCTCCTCAACGTACCTGCTAAGGCTGGCCGCCAGCTCGGCGGTGTACTCGCGGTCGAGCTGGATGCCGCGCTGCTCCATGCGGCGCGTCACCCAGGCGACGGCCAGCTCCAGCGCGTACGACTCGGGTGCCTCCGCCATGACCTGCGGCTCGAGGTAGTCCTTGAGCTGCATCGTGAGGATCGTGTCGAGGCCGCCGTACATCCAGTACGGCTCGAAGTCGATCGGAATGATCGACCAGGACCAGCCGCTCTTCTTCATCGCGTCGTCGAGCTGGTGCTGAAAGTTGCCGGCCCGCGGGTCGACGAACCGCCGCGTGAGGCTCTTGAGCGCCGTCGAACCGGTGGACTCCAGCACGTGCGCCATGAGCCGCGTGTCGTCGCAGCGCTCGATCGGCAGCTGGACCCCGAGCGTGCCCTTGATCATCTCGGCGTCGTAAGTCAGGTTGTGCGCGACCATTCGCCCCTGGAACTTGGTGAGCAGCTCGGTTCCGAGCGCGCCCCAGCCGGGAAAGTCGATGGGAATGCAGTACGCGGTCTGCCGGTCGCCGAGTTGCAGCAGCCGCACCTTGTCGATCCGGGTATTTAATCCCGTGCCCTCCGTGTCCACGGCGATCTCGTCGCACGTGGACAACCAGCGCTTGCACTCCCACGCCGTGTCAAGGTCATCGACGAGATGGATGCCCTTGACCTCATCAAGACTCAAGCCACGCTCCTACCTCGGTCGGCCGAGAAGATCCTGCACGCGACGCTCCACGGCGGCGCGACCGTGCCGACGACCCAGCAGGTACGCCCAGAGTAGCGCCGCGATGATCAGTATGACTTCCACGTGAGTTCCTACTTCCTAGAGGTAAAGTGACCCACTCTGCACCTGGATGCCCAGCCGCTCGAGCAGCAGCATACCGCTGTCGTCGCGGTACGCCGACGCGGCGACGACGCGCGTGATGCCGGCGTTCGCGATCAGCTTAGCGCACGCTAGACAGGGAGTCATTGTCGTGTAGAGCGTGGCGCCGTCCGTCGAGACGCCGTGCTTGGCCGCAAACGCGACGGCGTTGGCCTCGGCGTGAATAGCTTCATCACAGGGTACCAGTGTGCGGCAGTTTGACAGGTGCTTGCCGTCAAAGTACTTACCGCCCTCACCGGGATACCCGCAGTTGCACGAGTGGTCGCAGTGGGGAAGACCGGCGGCGGTGCCGTTGTAGCCGCTGGAGATCGGCCGCGTCTCCTTGACGATGACGGCGCCGACCTGGGCGCGCGAGCACGTGGCGCGATCGGCCATCAGCACCGCCATCCGCATGAGCGTCTGGTCCATCGAGGGTCGGTCGTCACCCACCGTCGTGCTCCGTCGCCAGCTGCTTCTCGATCTCGTCGAGCTGCACCGCGTACCAGGGGTTGGCCGCGTCCTCCGCCGTCGTGCTGTTGCCCTCCAGGAGGTACGCCGCGACGTTGAAGCCGTCGTCGCCGTCGTCACCGGCGCCGTCGCGCGCCGGGACGACGCCGCAGGGCAGCTCGTCGGCGAGCGGTCCCGTCACGCCGTGCAACTTGGTCGCGGCGTCCAGGTCGCGCTCGTAGATGTGCAGGCTGGTCACGTGGTGCACGAACCTACCCACCGGTAGCCGAAGCTCACTCGCCACCGTGTGCTGCAACTGGGTGAACATGAACACGTCGTACGGCACGCCGAGCCAGACGTCCTGACTGCGCATGTGCGTGTGCAGCTCCAGCGCGTCGAACTCGCCGGTGGGGCTCTTGCGCACGAGAAACTGCATGAACACCGTGCAGGGCTTGTCGCCCGCGTGCCGTAGGTCCTTCTCGTTCCAGATGACGCACACGGCCTGCCGACTCGACGGGTCGCGCTCGAGCAGGTCGACGCAGTCGGTGACCTGCTGGACGATCCGAGGGCCGTACGCGCCGTAGTCGGGGTCGGCCTGGTCCACCAGGACGCGCGCGAAGCCCGGCGCGACGACCTGGACCAGGTCGAACCGGGAGACGCCCGAGATGAGCTGGAGCGCCTCGAGCGCCGCCAGTCGGGTGTTCACGCCGCGGCCGACGCCGATCGGCAGGAGCGGCTCCAGGACGTTCTCGATGACCAGCGTCACGGCGGTCAGCTCGCGCGTCGCGATGCCGCGCGCCGAGACCTCCGCGCCGTTCCTGATCACGTGCCGCACGAGACCCACGTAGTCGTCGCGCATGTCGGTGAGCTTGAGCTCCAACGGGTTGGCCTCCTTACGGTAGCGTGAGCTCGACCTGCGAGTACACGTCGGGAATGGGTTCACCGAGCAGCATGGCGGCGTACGCGTCGCCGCTCCGGTGTTGAAAACGCCGGACCCACTGCGGGTGCGGCAACTCGCGCGCCATCCCGGGTAGTCGCCGCTGGGCGTTGCGGCCGAGCGTGACCGTGACCGGGTCGCCCAGCGCCGCGCGCAGCTCGACCGGGTCGTCGACGTCGCACGCGTTCGCGATGCCCAGACCCGCCAGCGCGGTGATCGGCCACCGGCGCGCGACCTCGCCGAGCGCGTAGTGCCCCGACGTCGCCGGGTACGGCATGAACGCGGGTCGCAGGTCACCCGGGTCGCCGTCAGACCCGTGGCGCACGTCGCCCAGGAGGAGCGTCGCGGGGCGCGCCGGTCCGACGTACGTCGTGAACTGGTTGAGCCGCGCGGCGCCGCGCGCCTCGGCGTCGGCGCGCTCGATGATGAGCCGGACGTCGTCGTCGGTCACCTCGTAGCCGTTGACGACGACGAACGGCACCAGGCTCATCCGCAGGGCGTCGGTGAAGCCCGACTGGATCGCGTGGACCATGTCGGACGTGACCAGGTCGTCGCCGCGCTCCTCGATGCACTGCTGGACGCGCGTGGCGCGCGCGGTGACCACGACGACCAACGCGCCGCGCGACCGGAGGAATAGGTCCACGTGGAGTCGCACGGCGTCGTCGAACTTGGTGGGGCGCCCGAACACAGCCGGGTAGACCGCCTCCCCGAGGTGCCAACGGTCGCAGACGACGTGCCGACCGGTTCCCGGGCGGTAGTCCAGGAGCGGCGTCTCGTACTCGTCCAGAGGATGGCTCGTCGGCGGCCCGGCGTGCCTGACGTCGAGTCGACCGTCGGCCTCGCGCGCCGTGATCGCGTCGACGAGCCGGTGGACGAGCGTCGACTTGGCGACGCAGTCCGCACCGTCGACTAGTAGGAGCACTACCGACCGGCCGCGGTGATCGCGTCGTGCAGGGACGTGAACTCGTCGGCCATGCCCGCCAGCGCGACGCTGGCAGTTCGCAGCGCGCTCGCCGTGCCGAGCGGCGTGCCGGTACCACGGCACGACTCGGCCACCGCGTGAAACGCGACGGCTGCACTCTCGGCGGCGTCGCGGATCCCCGCGTACCCACACGTTCTCATCGGTCACTCATCTCCTCGAACTGCACGACGGTGGTCAGCTGGACTTCGAACTCACCGGCGTCAACCAGTGATTCGACGGCCTCGGCGAGCGGCAGCGACGTCTCGTGATCGACGACGGCGCGCCTCGACATGCCGGGATAACACTCGCGAGGCACGAACGCGGTGTGCACGATCGTGCGCGTGATCTTCACTCTCTCCACGACTCACCCCAAACGCTAGTCCGTAGATGGCGGAGGCCGGCCCTGCCCAGGACCGGCCTCCAAGCTACTTTGCAGGTAGCGATGTTGACATCAGCGGGAATCGAACCCGCTTCACACTGATTAGAAGTCAGTTGCTCGACCATTGAGCTTTGATGTACTGCCTATTCGGCGTACCGGCAGCGGTGCAGGTCGGACTTTGTCTTAGGGATCCGCGTGTTGCCACTCTACTACGCGCGCATGATGTTTGGAGCGCGCGGGCGGATTCGAACCACCGTCTCGGAATCATTGACACGACCAGTCGATCCGGTCCTAGGCGTGCGTGCTGTGTCTGCAGCGAGTGTCTGTGCGGGTCCCCGCGCCTCTGCCAATTGGGCTACCGGGGCATGAGTGTCCCGGGAAGGACTCGAACCTCCACTAACGGGGTTTTCCGATCTGTCTTTCACTGTCACTGCGTCTGTGTCTAGTGCTGCGCGGCACGTCCAGGACTCGAACCTGGAACCGTAAGAGCGACTCCCGCCGCTCGTTGCTCTACCGTTGAGCTACCGTGCCTACCCTACTCGCCGCCCGCCCACCACGACCGACGGCTTTCGTGCTCTCCATCATCCCCATGGAGTATTCGCGACGTGGTCTACCCTACCACGTCCTACGAGCCACCGAGCAGGTAGTCGAACAGGCGTGCCGCCACGCGTACCTCCACGACCTCCGCCTCGTTCGCGCGCTCGCGGGCCGACTTGACCGCGTCCTTGAGCGCGTCGATCCGGTCGATGATCTCGCGCTTGTGCCCGGCCGCCAGCGCGCCGGAGTACTTGATCGTGGTCCAGTCGCCGACGATCTCGTCCTCGGTGAACACCTGGACCTGCGCCGGGTGCTTGTCGGTGGCCGGCGCGATCACGTGATTCCGGGGGATCTTCTTGGTCCGCACCGTCTTGAACGGCTCCGTCGCCCACGTCCCGCTCGGGTCGGTGTGCCAAACCTCGGCCGGGTTGAGAGTCGGGATGTCGTTGATGAACGTCCGTACGTCGTCCAGCTGACGCTCGAGAAAGAGCATGAACGTGGCCGGGACGTCGGTCGCCAGCACGGTGTTGTTGGCGGTGATGATGTCCGCGCGGGCGACGCCGCTCGTCGCCTCCATCGTGCCCGTCAGGTCCCACAGCTTGACCTGGTTCGCGACGAACTGCTCCAGGATGTCGCCCGCGTCCTGCTGGACGAGCGTGGACTCCTCCGGCAGCGTGTCGCCGTCCTCCTTGCGCGGCTGGTACCGCCGGGCGATGCCCGCGTACAGGTCGTTCTTCTTGGCGGTCTTGCGCAGCTCCGCGTTCGCCGCGTAGGCACGCTGGCGCGTTCCCTTGAGGAGCGCGAGAACCGTGTGCAACTTGGTGGTCATCAGTCCCTCGGCAATTCTCTGTCTGTGTTCGGTGTAGATTATTGCAGGTTGCCTCACGACGGTCAGGACAAGTGCGCGGCCGAAGCGACCTTCAGATCCGTGATGACCCGCGTCCACTCGGCGTTCAGCGCGACGTACGCGGCGCGCCGATCATCAACTGAACTGATGTCCTCGGAAATGTCGAAGCCGAACGCGGCCTCGTCGTGAAGCGGGATGTTCAGCGCGCGAAGCGTTGTACTGAACGGCGACCAGACGCTGCCGAGCAACTTACGCCCGACCTGGCCGGCCACGCAGTCGACGGCGGACACCATGTCCAGCGCGTCCACGTCGACGTGGTCGAGCCAACCGGGGGTCCAGTCGTTCAGCCGGGCGACGCCCGCTTGGACCTGAGTCTCGAACATCTTCTCTCCTGGGGTTCGTTGGTTCCTGGTGACTACCCTAGCACGCCGCGGCCTAGCGGTGAGGCGGTCAGGCGTCGGTCGACTTCCCGACGGCGAACGTCGTGACGTGCGCCACGGTCACGCGCACCTCGTGACTCGGACGGTGGTGGACGTGGCCGCGCGCCTCGGCGTTGACCTCGCGGTGCGAGCCGCTCTCGCGCGCCGTGACCTCGTTGTTCGGGTACACCCACGCGCACCCGGCCGCGACGCACTCCGCGCGCGGGGACTCGATCGTCTTGGACGTGCCGACTCGTGGGTTGGCCACGCGCACCACTTCCTCCCGGGTAGAATCGGCACGGCGGGCGTTGGCGGCAGCAGCGGCGGCGGCAACGTGCTCACCTACGCGCCGGACCATTATCCACGTGCAGTTGAACGCGTGCCACTCGACGCCCATCCCCGAGCGGCCGCAGTCACACCCCGGCGTGTCGACGCCGCGGAGCCTGGTGCGCTCCTCCTGCGCGTGCGGGCGTCGACTTCGGGTGTGCCCGTCGGGCACGGTGCCTCCTCGCGTTCCGTAGCGTCCGGCCCGCGCGAGAAGACTCTGCCACGTGACCACGCCGCCGGCGCCGCGAGGTGGCGGAGGTAGGTCGACGCCGTGCGGTAGCGGAGGTAGATTCACGCTTTCCTCACATTCCCCAGTAGTCGCGCAGCACGGACTGGATCGCGGCGCGCCACGTCGGGAACGCCGTCACCACCTTGAACCTAGCGACGCCCACCGGCTCCTCCAGGAGCCACGGCGGCGCGAGGTTCCGACGGGCCGCGACCGTGTAGATGTACTCACCCTGTCGCGCCCGCCGGACGCGGGGCCTGCGTGCCGGCGCGCTGATGTTGAGATCGAGCGTGCGCGCGGTCACGCCGTGGCCCTGTCGACGTACGCCAACTCGAGCTGACGGTCGTAGCCGGCGGCCATGGCCAGCGCGCGCGCCGCGGGCCGGGTCATGAACGGCTCGCTCGGGTGGCCGTCCGTGACGCGCCGGACCGTGAACGCCTCGATGACCTCGTGCGCGGAGTAGACCAGCTCGTGCCGGTGCAGGTCGACCTCGCCGGGCACGATCGACGCGCCCACGTGGTGCAGCACGTACTCGGTGCGCGCCCGGTGGTCCGGCTCATCCGACGGCGGCGTCACGACGCGGAAGATGCGAGTCTCGAACCAGCGGCACGCGCCGCACCGTTGATCGGTGCGCGCGAACGACGCGCCCGGGTCGTGGTGCCGGTGCTGGTGCTGCACGGACGAGCCCATGCCGATGAACGTGGCGTCGACCTGGTGACGCTGGTCGGTCCGGCCCCGGCCCAGCGGCAGGTACCAGGTCCGGCGCGTCCCCACGTCGGCCATCGTCGGAAGTTGTGTGATCGGGAGTGCGCTCACTGCGTCGTCCTCTCCTTATTCCTGGTGACGCGTCGCCGCGCCGTGGACGACCGCCCCGTCGGTCCCAGGGAGGTGGACGGGGCGGTCGACAACTACCCTACCACGCGCCGTCGCCGGGGCCGTGAGGCGTGCGACCGGTGCGTCGCGGGGAGCCGTCGCCGCCGCGGTCGAAGATCATTACCGGGTTCGGTCAAGCGGCGTCGAGGGTTGTAAATTGACGCCCTGACCTCGACCGGAGCGACCGGGTAGACCCGGGGTGACCGGACGCGAGGCGGACTTCGGCGGCGTGCGCTCACACCTCGCCGCACCTCCGTCCAGTGGGACGACACCAGGAGGTAGAACACGCATGACCGATCGTAGCACGTGCCGCGTGAACGGCCGGGTGGCCGGGTGACGGCCCCGTACGGCGACGGGGCGCGAGCGTACCGCGACGCCGGGTGGCTCGGCGTCCTGCCGATCATCGGCAAGCGGACGCCGCCAATGGACTTCACCGGGCGCGGGGCACCGTGGCCCGACGACGCGCAGCTGGACCAGTGGGTCGAGTCGATGCCGCGCGCCAACGTCGGGCTGCGCCTGCCGGACGACGTGCTGGGCGTCGACGTGGACGCCTACAACGGCCGCGTCGGGGCGGAGACCGTCGACTGGTTCGAGACGCAGCTGGACGAGCAACTGCCGCCGACGTGGATCTCCACGTCGCGGACGGATGGGTCCGGGTCGGGCATCCGGCTCTACCGCGTCCCGCCGGGCCTGGACTGGAAGTCCGACCTCGGCCGGGGCTCGAACGTCGAGATCGTCCGGCACGGTCACCGGTTCGCCGTGGTCTGGCCGTCCGTGCACCCGGACACCCAGGGGACGTACCGGTGGTACGCGCCGGGGTGGGTACTCAGCGAGTCGGTCCCGCAGGTCGCCGACCTGGCGTTCCTGGGGCCCAGGTGGGTCGAGGCGCTCCAGGTCGGCGGCGCGGGGCGCGACCGGTCGGGGGCGCACTCCGCCGAGGACAACCCGGCCCTGGACGACCGCGGCGAGCGGGTGGACGTCGAGGGCATCCTCCGGGACGGCATCGCGCCCGGCGAGCAGCAGACCGAGTTCTACCGGTACATGTGCTCGCTGCGCGGGCGCAACGCGTACCGCTCCGAGATGATCGCGCTCGGCATGGTGGTCCTCCAGCTGCTGGTCAACTCGGACCCGGCCAACCCGTGGACGGCCGACGACGTGATCGAGCTCGTGGACCGCGTCCGGCGCGAGCACGGGCCGGGACGCGGGATCGCCGGGCCGTCGCCCACCACGCTGGCGTGGGCCCAGCGCGTGGGGTTGAGCGCCACCCAGGTCCAGGAGGCACCGCCGCGGGACGCGCTCCCGACCGACCTCGGCAACTCGCTGCGGGTGGTCCGCGTCCTGGGCGACCGGCTGCGGTTCGCGGCGGACGAGAAGCGCTGGTACGTCTGGGACGGCCTCCGGTGGGCACCCGATCGGACCAACCGGTCGCTGGACCTCACGAAGGAGGTCATCGACTCGATCCGGCGCGACGCCGAGGTCGCGGAGGGCGACGTCCGCGCCCGGCTGGCCAACTGGGCGCGCGACTCCGAGTCGATCCAGCGACGGCGCGCGATGCTCGCCGGCGCCGAGGCGGAGCCCGAGCTGGTCGTCACCACCGAGGACTTGGACTCCGACCCGAACCTGCTGGTGGTGCGCAACGGCACCCTGGACTTGAGTACCGGCGAGCTGCGCGAGTCCAGGCGTGAGGAGCTCTGCACCCGGCTCGCCGAGGTGACGCACGACCCAACGGCGACGTACCAGCGGTGGCTGGGCCACGTCGAGCTGCTCTGCAACGGCGACCCGGTGCTGATGGCCTACATCCGCCGGGCCGTCGGCTACACGCTGACCGGCGACGTGGGTGCCCGGTCGTTCTTCTTCATGGAGGGGAGCGGCTCGAACGGTAAGAACGCGTTCATCGAGCCGGTGATGCAGCTCATGGGCTCCTACGCCCAGACGGCCACCACCGCGCTGCTGACCGGCGGCGACGAGCAGCACCCGACCATCATGGCCGACCTGCTCGGCGCGCGGCTGGTGTTCATCGACGAGACCCGGCAGGGCAAGGCGCTGAACGTCGAGCGCGTGAAGGCGCTGACCGGGTCGAAGCGCGTGAAGGCGCGCCGGATGAAGAAGGACTTCTTCGAGTTCGACGCCCAGTTCAAGCTGTGGATCGCGGGCAACGGCCAGCCGACCGTCCGGGACCCCTCGGACGGCGTGTGGAACCGCATGCACCGGATCCTCTGCCACGGCAAGATCCAGCCGGGCCAGGCGATCGACCGGTTCGGCGACCTGCTGTACCTGGAGGAGGCGTCGGGCATCCTGAACTGGGCGCTCCAGGGGCTGCTGGACTGGCGGCAGCTCGGCTCACTGGGCGTACCGGCGTCGATCCGCGACGACGTCAAGACGTACCGCGACGAGGAGGACTTCACGGGGCAGTTCATCGAGGACACGTTCACGCGGACGGGCGACCCCAACGACTTCATCGACAACACGGAGCTGTACGCCGCGTACGAGCGCTGGTGCGAGCAGCACGGCGTCCGGGGCTTCGACAAGCTGAACATGATCCGGTTGTCGCGCGAGCTGACCGGTCACGGACTGGACCGACCCAAGAACGCCGTCAACGTGGGAGGCGTGAAGGTACGAGGTTTCAGGGGGGTACGGTGGGCCTCGGGGACGGCCGCGTGGGCGGCGAATTTTGGATCTTGAGAGGCGCCGGAACAGTAAGCGACGCTTACTGTTCCGTTGAACCGGGTTCACTAGGCCGGGTACAGTAGGAGGTATGATGCGGAACGGTAGGATCGGGTGTCAGTGTACCTGCGTAAATGAATAATGATGAATCTTTGACAACGGTAAACAGTGGATCGGGTAACGGTAGGGTACAGTAGAACAGTAGGTACAGTAGAAACTGGCTATAACCATTAAATGCCCGTACGACGCGCACCTACCGCCCACCGTCTACTACATGGCTAACCGAAAAGTTACTGTTCCACTGTACCCAAGATCCACAACACGTGCTCAGGTACAGTAGGAACGGCTAGTGTACCTGATCTTGAGCAAGATCTACAGTGACGAATGCCGAGCGAGTAGGAAGTGATCTTATGTGCGACGTTGGCGACGCGATCCGCGAACTTTCGTTCCACGGGCCGGGTGGACACATGGGCGCCATCGAAGGACTAGCCGCCGCGCTTGGTGGAAAGTCACAATCTGGTTCACCGCATCCCGTAGGCCAGGCGCTCGACAACATCGCCGAGGCGAACCACGAAATCGCGACGGCGATCAACCGACTCGCCGACGTCGTCGAGCGGGCACTTACGGATCGGTAGGCTATTATGGATCTATGAACGCTCGCCGCACCGCACGCCGTCTCGCGCTGAGGTGCGGCGAGACCACACGGCGAGGTACACGCTGTAGATACCTGGCGGGCGAGTTCACCCGGCACGCGGGTTACGGCCCGTGTAAGAAGCACGGAACGGCGACGAGACACGGGGCGTGGATGATGGCACTGGACGTGGCCCGCGAGCTGAACGTCACGCCGTGGGAGGCCCTACTCAAGGGCGTGCGGCTCGCGGCGGGCCGCGTGGCGTGGGTCGACGCCCAGCTGGAGCGCGCGGTGCGCGACGCGACCACGGGCGAGAACGACGGCGGCGACCCGGACACGGTCGCGGTGCTCCGCTGGATGACCGAGTCGCGGAAGGAGCGCGCGCTCATGACCCGCACGGCCGCGGCGGCCGTCAACGCGGGCGTCGCCGAGCGGATGGTGCGGCAGGTCGAACTCGAGGGTCAGATCGTCGCGGAGGTGATCGGGCGCGTCATCGACAAGCTGAACCTGGAACCGGCCCGGCGCGTGGCCGCGTTCGAGGAGGCGCACCGGCAGCTCCTGGTCCTGGAGTCGCCCTCCGGGGCTCCCGTCGACGTCGAGGGCACGTGGTCGGCGCCGGCCGTAGACGACATCGGCGTAGTAGACAAGGAAGGGCCGGGGAGGTCTGAGGATGACGACACCGCGTGACGACCGAGGCGACGACGACATCCTCACGCCGTTGGGCGCGGAGGTCGTCGCGCTCCGACGGCGTCACCACCTAGGCGGCGACCACCGGCTGACGGTCACGCTGGGAAGCGAGGTGGTCCGGCTCCTCGAGCGGCGGGGCGAGCTGCACGATGACGGTAACGAGCTGCGGTACGTGCTGGTGCGCGGCACCAAGGTGCGGGTGGACGAGGGCGCCTACGTCGACGCCGACGTCACCGAGGGGCCGCTCGACGGACTGCGTGACGGCGCGAGGCCGAGGGCACCGCACACTGGACCCGCGCGGACCGCGTTCGCGCGCCGAGGTAGGCGGTGAGTGAACGTAGTTCACGTAAGATTGTCTCGCTCGTGCCGGTCAACGTCACCATCGTTGTGGTACTATTGTCTTAGCACCGCAAAACAGCTTAGGAACCTAGGAGATCACGATGAACGTTCGCACCGTCTCGGTCACCGCGACCCGCACCTTCCGCCTCGGCCGCTTGACCGCGACCCTCAAGTCCACCCGCACGCTGTGCGAGACCCAGCCTGAGCGGGTGCTCACCACCGATGAGATCAGCGCGCTGATCGCGTCCGGCGCGGAGGTCAAGGCGTACTGGGCCTGATCACTTCACGCCGCGGGCCCCGATCCTCACCACGAGGACCCGGGGCCTGTGTGCTAGGGTTGCGCACGTGGGAACCCAGGGGTACAAGGTGGCGGCGGACGTGGCGTACCCGCCCGGCGCGGTCATCCTCGAGGTGGGCGTCGAACGCGACTCGGACGGCGAGGGGTCGACCACGTTCCTCAGCAAGGTCGGGCCGCCGATGCACGTGATCGACGTCGACCCGGGTCAGATCGACCGGGCGTGCTCAATCCCGAACGTGCTGCCGCACCGCGGACGCGCCGAGGACGTGCTGCGCACCTGGACCCTGCCGATCGGCTTCGCCTGGCTGGACGGGCACGACTGGCCGTACGAGCACGCGCCCGAGGGCATGTGGGACGCGCAGCGACTCGAGTATGAGGCGCGCGGCCAGGCGTACTCGCGTCAGGCGAGCCTCGCGTCGCACCTCTCGGTGGCGATGCTGGTCGAGCCGCACGTGATCGCCGGCGGGATCGTGGCGTGCGACGACACGTGGGCGCTGCCGTCGGTGCTCGACCCGACACCTGGACCCGGCTGGAACGGCAAGGGCGGCGACGCGGTGCCCTACCTGCTGGAGCGGGGCTTCACGGTGATCGACCAGGGCGACATTTACCACGGCCGCGTCGTGCTGAGGCGGGACGCGTGACCACCGCTCGGCACCACGCGGTGCCGGGGCACGAGGGTTCGGTGGGGCCGTTCCGCAGCGAGTACCGGCTGCCGCACGTGTACGCGCGCGACGTCCAGTCGGGCGTGGGCAACTGCGTCTGCGCGGCGGCGTTGGGTGACGTCATCCACACCGAGGCGGCGCCCGGCGTGCCGATCCCCAGCACGCTGCGACCGCGGCGACGGTGCGTCGGCGACCAGCACGTCACGCCGCACCTAGGTTGCGGCATGCGCTGACGACGACGACGATGAGTTGATGGGAACGAGGAGGCACGACGGTGACGGAACCCCGCATGGATCCGAGACGGTTGGCGCGCATCATCAACAGGGAGCGCGCGCTCGCGATCGAGTCGTGGCTTAAGATCGGCCTCGACTACGTGCAGATCTCGCGGTACGCGGCGACGTGGGACTCCCCCAACGAGTCGTCGCCGTTCTACGGGCTCGCCAGCTTCGGCGAGGACTGCGCGGCGCAGGCCGGCAAGATCCTGGGTCGCACGCTCCCGCCGCCGAGGTCGCGGAGCGATGATGACGGCGCCGGGTGATCTCGGCGACGGCGAACCCGATGACAGTGAGCTGACGCGGTGCGGCGAGCGATTCACCGCCGAGGTGATGAGGCAGCTGGTACGCAGCGCGATGCTGACGTGCAGTCGACTGGATCACGCTGAAGACGTCACGATCGAGGTGTCGCCGCAGGTGTGGCGAGTCGTCGAGCCGAACCTCACGGATGGCTACCTCACGACGCCGCTGGACCAGCGGGTGCGCGTCGTGCCGGGCGACGGTCGGCGTTGACCCGACCGGGTACTATGTGGTAGGCTTAACCCGCGGGCGCCGGACGGGCCGGCGCCGAGGAACCAAGGAGAGTACGTGGTCACATTCTGGTGCTACGCTTGCAACGCTGAGCACGACAACGCGCGCGACTGCCCGCACTACGTGGACTTGAGTGGTAGGGGATCCAAGGAGTCGCGCAATCGCAAGTACGCGGCGTCGGGGAGTAACAAGCGGTGTAGTCGAGGTTGCAAGGGTAAGCCGCACCCCGACAACCTGTGCCCTAAGAACCGCGACAGCATCATGCACCCGCGCAACAAGGCGAAGCGTGATCGGCGCACGCACAAGGAGTCGATCAAGCACGACAAGACGGTCGCCGAAAAGAAGGGCTGCGCGGTGACCGCGCTGGCGTTCGGCGGCGGCGTCGTCGTCACACTCGCGGTCGCGGTCACGGAGCTCGTGCGCGCGCTGTAACGTACCACCCGAGGGCGGGCCCCGCGGTTCACGCCGCGGGGTCCGCCCGTTGAGTCCATAATGATGGGTTAAGTTGACCCGACGTGTGGTAATGTAGTCACCAGCACCACTGGATCGGAACCTAGGAGAGCACGATGAGCGACGACACCACGGTGATCAGCATCCCCGCCCAGGACCTGCGCGCGGGCGACCGGTACCTCGCCGCGGGCGGCCAGCTGCGCGAGGTCACCAGGGTCTGGCGGTCCAACGGCGCGCACCTGTTCGCCGGGAGTCGCGCCCGGGTGACCACCGTGCAGGCCCGCGTGGCGGGCGTCGACACGCCGGTCGGCTTTGAACTGGGCCACACGCTCACCGTGATCCGCACGGTTTCCTAGAAGTTACCGGGTCAAACTCATCCGGCATGTGGTAGAGTTTGTCTTAGCACCACAGCACGACACAACTCCAAAGCGAACCACGCGGGGCCGCGCATCTTGCTACCGGCTCTCCGTTCGTGCCCTCACCGCTGGGAGCGTTGGCTGGCGGCAAGACGGTGAAGTACCAACGAAGGGTAGGGGACGTAGACGGCGTCCCGGACTGTCCCGCCCCGCGTGGTTCGCCCAAGGTTGACTCGCGGCACACTGGAACCTAGGAGAGCACGATGCACCGGTACACGATCACGTTCACGCGGGACGCCGAGGTGGTCAAGGTCACCGTCGTCTCGCCCATCGACCCCGCGAGCCTCATTCTCGACGTTCGCGTCGGCTACTCGTTCGGCGACTACGAGTACGTGCAGGAGTGCCTGACGGCGCTCGAGGACTGCGCGCGGACCGAGTTCGGCATCGAGGCGTCGTACGACTTCGAGCACGTCACCACCCCGGGTGACAGGATCATCCAGCGGACCTGACGACCCTCACAGGACGAAACGCCCACGCCGGGAGGCGTCGGCGTCCGCGGGTGAGGCCCGCGTTGACGAGTCCAACGACGACCAAGGAGACCACGTGAGCACGTGCACGCTCGAACTCGACATCGTCCACGACGTGGACGAGGACCCGCTGGACGCCGCGGGTAAGTTCATCTTCGGCATCCCCGGCGTGATGGCCCAGATCGGGCGCGACCTGGGCGACAACGGGTGGCCCGTCGTCCGGTTCACGGGCACCGAGGCCGACCTGCTCGCCGTCATCGACCGGTACGTCGACAACGCCGACGGCGACGCCAACGACGACCGGCGCACGTTCGCCGGCCAGATCACGGAGATCAGCGAGTAGCAACGCCGTGAGCGGCAAACTTAACTCACGTTTCCGTAAAGTCGTGGGTTAAGTTTGCCCGGTCTGTGGTAGATTTGTCTTAGCACCGCAGAGCAACCCGGAACCAAGGAGAGAATCATGACCACGACCACCGCGTTCGTCCCGAAGCGTACCAAGCACGGCGACTTCATCTGGACCGCGAGCGGTCGGTCCGGGTTCGCGCTGATCGGCGAGGGCACCACGAGCCGTGTGCAGGTCACGAGCCACGACCTGGTCCGCATCGACAAGACCACCAAGGGTTGGGATCTGGTCATCGAGGGTGAGGTCATCGAGACCTACCGCACCCGCTCCGACGCCAAGTTCGACGCGTACGAGTACATGGGCTGGGAGTTCTGAGAATCGGTGGTGTCGGCAGCCACCCGGGTTCGAGGCCCGGGGCCACACTGAGTAGCTCACGAGTCGATGAGAGGTGATCAGCATGACCAAGTATCGTGACCTGCGAGTGGGTGACGTCGTCTACGTCGTGTCCGAGCATCGCGTCACCGCGACTGACGGTGACACGGCGACACTGGACGACACTATCGTCACCACACTGGTGGCCGTCGACGAAGCGGAGCAGCTACTCCTGCGCGTCGCGTACCGCAACCAGTAGCATCACATCACGGGCGCCCGACGCGTTGTCACACTGGATCACTCAACCTAGGAGAGCACGATGGGGAGCCCGCTGAACTCGTTCACGCTGGAGTACCGGCACACCTACTTGGCCGACGTGCGCGTCGTGATCACCGTCCAGGTGGACCGGACGTTCCAGCAGGTGGCCGAGGACGCCACCGAGGTGATGGAGCTGGGCGACGACTTCATCGAGGGCGGCGAGCTGCCCGCCCACCTGCTGGAGCTGGTCAAGATCACCACTGGCGGCATCGGCGCGATCGTCGTGTTCAACCACGGCGATCGGCGGGCGGACGACGCATGATGCTCACCTGGACCCGCGCCCTGGCCGCGTGCGTCGCCGTGGTTGGCGCCCTGGCCGCCCCAACGGGCTGCCAGGCGCCTCCTGGCGGCACGACGCCCCGCCCCGGGACGTCACCAACGCCCGCGCCGGTTTCGGCGTGCCAGGATGTCGACAGCACGTGCCGGGTGTGCGTGCCGAGCGACGTCTGCCCGCGTCGCGGCATGTGACGCCGGCACCACTGGATCATCACCTTCGTGAACGGAGTGAACGAGATGACCGAGGTCCGAGTGAAGGCTTGCGGCGCGTGCCCCTACCGCCGCGACGTTCCCAGCGGCGTGTGGGCGTCGCCCGAGTACGACAAGTTGCGGGGGTACGACGCACCCACGACCGAGCAGCCGCCGGTCGGGTTCGCGTGCCACGCGTCGCCCGAGTTCCACTGCCACGGCTGGGCCGTGTGCCACACGTCGCGCGGTCACGAGCACGACTTGCTGGCGCTCCGCTTCGACCGACCGGCGGGTGGGGTGCCCGCGCCGTCCGAGCCGCTGTTCGCGAGCGCCGCCGAGGCGGCCGACCACGGCCAGCGCGACGTGGCCGACCCGGGCGACGACGCGGTGGCGACGATCGCGAAGCTGACGCGGCGGCACGGTCGGCTCCGTCGGTAGTGAGGTCGATGGGTTTGGTGGTTGCACGGTGTTGGGATATTTGATACGGTTGTCACAGAGCACGAACACCGGAACCCAAGGAGAGCACGATGAACGTCACGATCACGAAGGCCGAGAAGACCGACTACGACGGCGCGGAGCTGCACGAGGTGCGGGTGGACGGCGTGCTGATCGGCACGGTCCGCAAGGACACCACCGAGACGCACGTGACGCAGGGCCGGATTCGCGTCGCGACCCGCGTGCGCAAGGGCTGGTCGTGGCAGCTGAAGCACGCCGTCGCCGCGGAGCTGCGCGTCAACCGGCACGCGCGGCGCTCCGGCGTGGTCGAGACGAGCCGCGTCAAGGCGGCTCAGGCGCTGGTCGACACGTACGCGCGCGAGCTGGCGCGCAACACCAAGAGCGAGGTCTGAGATGGAGATCAGCGAGTTCCGCGTCAAGATGCGCGAGCTGCTCGACGCGCCCACGTCCGACGAGGCGTTCTGGGACCAGTGCGGCGACCTCACCAAGGCCGTGCTCAAGGCGCGGGTCGACGCCAAGCGCGCCGACCCGCGGTACCAGGAGCGTCTGGCCGCGTCCCGCGCCCAGTCCGGGCCACGCTGGAGCCACACGCAGCTCGGCCCCGACCAGCTCACGACGACCCGGCCGCCCGTGGGCCCGAGCTACGCGCATCGGCAGCACGAGTACTGGCGCCGCATGATCGTCGTGGCCGGCTGGTCCGGCTTCCTGTGGAGCGCCGAGCAGATCGGCGCGATCAAGTCGTACGTGAACGACGGCGTCGTCACGAACGCGCTGCCGAAGCGGTACCGTGACGGCGACGCGGCATCCACCACCACGTCTCACGAATTCATCGCGCGGCGTGCCCGAAAGAACGTGGTGGCTGGGTGGGAGTGGCAACACCGGACCAACGCGGCGATCGACGCCATCAAGGCGTTTGTGGAAACGGGTGAAATCCAGGACGAACTGCCGAAGATGTACAAGGATCGCGCCGTCGAGCACGGCTACCGCGGCGGCGACGCGGAGTCGCGTCGCGCGACCGTCGAGCCGCGGTAGGCTACCGTCTACCGTAGCGTTGGCCGAGGAAGAGGGAGAGCATGAGTAGGATCATCACGTTGCTGGCGGTCGTCGGGTTCCTGTTCCTGCTGGTGGCGTACGGACCGTGGGTGATCGACCTCATCAACAGCCTGCGCGGCGCGCGAGTCACGGTGACGCCGTGAGGATCGGTGACGTCGGCGAGCACGACGCCCGCGAGGTGCGCTGCGCGTACTGCGCGGCGGGCGTGGGCAGGCCGTGCACCACCGCGACGGCGTCGCGTCGGCGCGCGGACGCGGAGATCAAGCGGTCGCACCGGGCGCGCCGGCAGGCGTGGCTCGACCGGCGTGCGCGACGCGACGCGGTGGGTGACGATGGCTGACGTCTTCGAGTTTGACGTCGGCGTGTCGACGCACGACGCGCTGAAGTCGGGTGTCGCGGTGCACCACTGGACCCGCGTGACCGTCGCCGCCGACTCGCGCGACGAGGCCGCGCTCGTCGCGGCGCAGGTGGCGAGCTGCGGCGGGTGGATGCCCACCGACACGCTGGACCGGATCTAGGAGCCGTGGAGAGAACGATGACTAAAACCAACTGGAAGCGCTACGATCACTGCGACTGGTGCCACGCGACCGCCGGTGGCCCCTGCTTCGACCTTCGGTACAGTCGAGGTAACCGCGTGTACCACCGCGACTACGCCCACCGCGATCGCGCGGTGCGTGCCGACGGCGAGGTGACGACGTGAGCAAGCGATCGCGCGCCGGCGTTTCCGCGGGTGGCTACACCGGCTCGCCGCCGACGACCAGCCCGCTCAGCCGCGAGTGCCCGCGCTGCGGCGCGCCTTCCGGCTGGGGCTGCCGCATGCACATCCCCGCGGCGGGCTACTGGAAGCCGATCAAGACGATTCACACGGAGCGCCGGACCAAGCGGGGACCGTACGGCCCACGCGCGGCCGTGCAGGCAGGCGAACGAGGAGAGCGACAGTGACGATGACGACGACCAAGCAGCGGGTACTCTCGGACAAGGACGTGCTGATGCTGCGGGCGCTACGCCGCGGCTTCGCGCAGCGGAGCGTGGCCCTGGATCTCGACATGCCGTACGTGAACATGCTGGAGCGACTGCGGTCACTGCGCGCCACGCACCGCGTGACGTCAACGCAGCAGCTCCTCATGGTGCCGGCGGTGCGGGCCGAGCTGGACGAACCGCAGCGGTGCTCGACCGCCGCGCTCACCCCGGTGAGGCGCGCCGACCCGTCGGCGTTCACCGAGATCGAGTTGATTGTGCTCACGGCGCTGCGGGCCGGCTTCACGCAGGACGGCGTGACGTACGCGCAGGGCTGGGGCTCCGGCGTGGTCACGTACACGACGCGGAAGCTGCGCACGCGCTTCGGGGTCGAGAGCACGCTACGCCTGCTCCAGCTGCCGGTCGTGCGCGACGCGGTCCGGCGAGCGGGCGGGAGGTAGACGAGTGAACCGACGCGAGTACATTCGGCAGGGTATGAAGATCCTCAAGACGGCACCGTGGTTCGAGATCGGCGTGGGCCTCACGTTCTGGGTGACGCTCTACGTGCTGTGTGCGGTGTTGGGGCGATGACGCACGGGAACGCACCGGTCAACAGGTCGAAGACCGTCACCGAGTGGGGCATTCACTGGGTGTACCCAAACGGTCGCAACTTCTACGTGGCGTACGGCATCACCGACAGCGCTAAGTACTCGGCGCGCGCCGCGCTGGCCGACCTCCTGTGCATGCGGCCCAACTCGCGGCTGGTGGCGCGGACTGTCAGCACGTCGGCGTGGGAGCCGGCCGAGTGGGAAGGTGACTCGACGTGAGGTCGCACGACATCACGGCGCTGACGCCGGTGAGGTACCCACGGCCCAGCACCGTGCCCGACGATGAGGTCACACTCACCCTGGTGCTCGTGTTGCGGCGGGTGCGCGGCGGCTCGTCCGTCGCGGCCGCGGTGCGCGACCTCGACCTGAGCTACCGCTCGGTCCAGTGTCAACTGCAACGTGCCCGGGCTCGACTGGGCGTGCGCACCGTGGGTGATCTGCTGGAACTTCCCAGAGTCAAGCGACAGTTGGACGGTGATGAGCGTGAAGCGTCGACGTAAGAAGGCCGCGTGGTCCCGTGCGTACGCGTACGAGCTGCACGACGGCACCGTGCGGGAGGCGTCAGCTATGAGTCCACGCGACTACCGGTTCAACGTACTGTGGGAGAAGCGTCGACGCTCCGACCCGGCGTACCTGATCAGTCAGACTAGGACGCAGGCACCCGTCAAGTACTCGAGGTGTAAGACGTGCGTCGGCAGGCCGCACCACTCGCCGTGGTTCGGCACCCGAGGAAAGTCGACACGGTGATCATCTGTCGGGTCTGTCACCGGCGTTGGGCGTGGTTTCGTCACGAGGCCATGTGCCGACGCTGCTACGACGTCGTGCGAACCGCGGGCTGCGCGCTACGGCACGTGAACGTGTGATAAAGTTGGTCACGACACATTGAACCCACACCAGGGAGAACCGTCGTGGCACGTCACGCCAAGCGCACCTACGTCGTCCACCCGCGCACCGTCGTGCGCGCCACGCTGGGTAGCGCGCTCGCGGGCGTGCTGCTCGGCGTGCTGGCCCCGCTCGGCCCGCTCGTGCTGTGGGCGGTGGGGTTGTGAGCGGCGTGTACCTCGAGTACGAGACGGGTCGGCACTACACGCTGGACCAGCGGGGCCAGCGGTGCTACCTACCACCTCCGGCGCCGGCGTGGCCGACGTAGTCGAACCAGGTCGTCGTCACGTCGACGCGCGGCGTCAACCACGGACTGCACCTACTGCTGTCCGTCATCACGTGCGGGCTGTGGGTGCCCGTCTGGATCATCGTGGCGGCGACGTCACGACGCTGAGAAGATAGGAATCACGATGGAGCGAGTCAACGACCGACTCATGAACTGGGCGTCGATCCTGGAGCCGAACACGCGCGCCCAGGCCGAGCTCATCGCGACCATGCCGTTCATCTACCCGCACGTCGCGCTCATGCCGGACGCGCACCTGGGCAAGGGGGCGACGGTGGGGAGCGTCATCCCCACGCGCGGCGCGATCATGCCGGCCGCGGTCGGCGTCGACATCGGCTGCGGCATGATTGCCGTCCGCACGCAGTTCGACGTGGACGACATCAAGAACCGGGACCTGCGCCCGCTGCGCGAGAGCATCGAGGCCGCCGTGCCGACGTCGGCCGGCAAGTACAACACGCGGCTGACCTCGACGGCCGAGCTGCGCGTCGACACGCTACGTGCCCGGGCCGATGACTCATTGTTCGATCCGAGTGACTACGCGGCGAACTGGGAGCTTCAGCTCGGCACGCTCGGCTCGGGCAACCACTTCATCGAGGTGACGGTCGACGAGGTCGGTCGTGTGTGGCTCTTCCTGCACAGCGGCTCGCGGGGCGTCGGCAACAAGATCGCCACGCACCACATCAAGGTCGCGATCGAGCAGTGCAGGCGTCGGTGGATCGACCTCCCCGACCCGGACCTCGCCTACCTGGTCCACGGTGACCCCGAGTTCTGGAAGTACATCCGCGAGATGCGGTGGGCGCAGGCGTTCGCCTGGTTCAACCGCGAGGAGATGATGGACCGCGTCGTCAAGTGCGTCGCCGACTGGATCGGCGAGCCGGTCAGTCGGCAGGAGACGATCAACTGCCATCATAACTACACGGTCCAGGAGCGTCACTTCGGCGAGAAGGTGTGGCTGTCCCGCAAGGGCGCGATCGACGCGAGCGTGGGCACGGCCGGTCTGATCCCCGGCTCGATGGGCACAGCGTCGTACGTGGTGGTCGGCAAGGGCGACCGGTTCGCCCTGGACTCATCGCCGCACGGTGCCGGACGCAACTACTCGCGCACCGTCGCGCGTCGGACGTTCACGCACGAGGACCTGCGTCAGGCGATGGTCGGCATCGAGTACCGCGACACCGACGCGTTCATCGACGAGATCCCCGGCGCGTACAAGGACATCGACGTCGTCATGAAGGACGCCGCCGACCTGGTCGAGGTGCGGCACACGCTGCGTCAGATCCTCAACGTCAAGGGGGACTAGTCGTCCGATCCCACCCGCGTACCCGAGCGTGGGTGGGATCGGCGTTTACTTAATCCCACATGCGTGGTAGGATGGCAACATGACCCAGGAAAGCTCGACGCAGCCCGTCATCTACTCCGTCAACTTCGAGTCCGCGGCCGACGCCACGCTGGTCATTCGCGTCGCGTCGGACGTCCCGGTAGCCGAGATCGCCGACCGCTTCCTCGAGGTGATCGAGCAGGCGGTCGACTTCGCCGCGCTGATCGGCTCGGATGTCAGCGACCCCACCCGGTGGGACGTGGAGGTGATCTTCGCGGACGGTGAGGTCGTGTGGCCGCACCTGCCCAACTAGCCGCGCGGGCCGTGGTCGTCGTCACCGGCGGCCACGGCCTGTTTACTTAATCCCACACGCGTGGTAGGATCAAAACATGAACGCGAGGAACCCGGAAAGTCAGCCCGCAACCCGCAGCCACTGCGCGCGCTGCGGCCGCCGATTGAAGTCCGCCAGGTCGATCGCCCGGGGCTACGGGACGACGTGCGCAGCACGCATCTCAGCGGCCACCAGGGTCATCGACGTGACGGCGTGGCAGCCGACGCAGGTCGACTCCGCGCGCGAGCTGATCGAGGACGCCGCGATCGTCGCGGTGAACACCCGGCGGTCGATCTTCCGGTCGGTCGCCTCGCGCGGCGACGCGCAGTACCTGACCACGCCGGCCGGGTGCAACTGCCCCGCCGGTCTGCGCGGCCGCCAGTGCTACCACCGCGCGGCAGTCAGCATCCTGCTGGCCGCGTGACCCCCGTCACCCACCACCGCGACACCGAGGAGCCCACCATGGAACCGAACCGCTGCGGCTGCGGCTGCACCTTCGAGCAGCACGCCAACGGCCAGCACTGCGACGTGGCCTACTGCGACTGCCAGGGATTCGGACCCCCGGTCTTCATTGTGGTGGGTGAGGTGATCGAGGTCACCGACACGCCGATCCCACGCACCACGGCGCAGCCTGAACTGACCGCGTGACACAACGCTGGATGCAACCCGGAGGATAAAATGACCGTGCTCGCACTTCAAACTGCCGAAACCGTGTCGCTGTCATGGCCCGATGCCATCGTCATCATCGTGTTCATACTCGCGCTGTGCTTCTGCGTGTGGGTCATCTTCAGTGACTGACCACCAACCGACCAACGAAGGGAATCAACGTGCGCAACGTGAGGACACGAGCCGCGGCGACGGTCGCCGCACTGGTCACACTCGGCGTGACGGCGACGGGCTGCGCGTCCGACGCGGGCGTCGTCTCGGAGAATCTGGCCAAGTCGGGTGACCAGTTCGAGCTGAACCGACGCATCATCTTTCTCAACGGGATCACCGATAAGTACATCATGGTGATCGAGGGACGCTGCTCGATCGAGAACAACGCGGCCGAGCGCAAGCTCAGCGTCACCTGCAAGGTCGGCGACAACGAGTACAAGAAGCACCTGCTCGGGACGTCGGACAACGTCACGTGGTTCATGGAGCAGCTGGACGCGAGGAGCGTCAGCGCGAACCACTACCGGGTCATCTTCAAGCCCGAGTCCATCGTGCCGGACGTCGACCGACCGTAAGCGTGCTAGGCTGGGTGCCTAGTCGAGAAGGGGAGTAATGGGAGAAGAGCAGTGGGATGATCGGATCGACGAGTTTCACGACCGACCGGTCCGCACCAGCGTCAAGGCCGTCAGCCGGGGGTCGATCGTACTCGTGACCGTCATCGTCTTCGTCGCCCTCATGGGTGCCGGGGTCTGGGCGATCCGGGTGGCCACCAGCGACGTCAAGGGCCGGGGTGACTCCGAGATCATCAAGAACGACGCCCGCAACCGCATCCGGGCGCAGGAGGGATTCGAGGACAAGTTCGCCGGCATCGAGGCCGCCGACAAGAACATCCAGATCACGGCCGACGCCCTCAAGGCGAGGCCCGGCGACGTCAAGTTGCAGACCGAGTTGAACGGTCAGAAGATGATCTGCAACGACCTGGTTGGCCAGTACGACGCAGCCGCCCGGAAGTTCACCCAGGAGGAGTTCCGCGCGGCGGACCTCCCGCTCAAGATCGACGGAACGCTCGCCACTACCGATTGCAAGGAGAACACGTGAGCTTGAACTGGAAGAGGACGACGGTGGCCCTGGCCGCCGTGGGTGTGACGGTGTTCGCGGGCGCGAGCTCGTGCGGACCCTCGCCGGATGACGAGGCGCGCGACAAGGCGATGGAGTCGAAGGCGCAGGGCGAGACGCTCGAGAAGAAGAACCTCGAGGAGAAGCGCAAGCGCGAGGAGAACCCGAACGCGGTCGGGTACGTGTACGTGCTCAACTACGGCACGGTTCTCGGGTACTACGTGACCAAGGGCAAAGTCTCGTCCAACGGCTCGCAGGCGACGCCGGAGCAGGACATCCACTGGACCTGTAAGGCGAACTACACCTGCACGCCGGTCGTGGTCGACGGCGCGCAGGACGACGGCTCGTACGGCACACCCGACCCGGGCGTGTTCTTCTTCCTGGCCGACGGCACCAAGGTCGTCTGGACCGGTGACGTCCTGTACACCGACAAGCCGATCCCGGCGCTGAACGTCCCGCTACTCGGCGGAACGCCGTAGCACCGTAGCACGACGGCCCCGAGGTGCGCTCGCGGATCGGCCTCGGGGCACGACATCACCGAAGGAGGAGCTCGTGGAGACACCCTGCACGACGCTGGCCGAGCGGCTGCGGACGCTGCACGTCAAGCTGTCGAACCCGGAACCCGACACCGAGTGGCCCACCGACCAGGAGGTCGACGCGCTGCTCGAGACCGCCGAGTTCGTCGAGCGGGCGGCCGTGCTCGTGGCCAACATCAACCGAAGTCGACTCGAGTCGACACTAGGAGGTCAGGCGAAGTGACCGGCACCAAGCCAGTCCCCAGGCACGAAACCCTGGACCCGCGGGACGTGCGGAAGGCGCTCGCCCGCGCGCTCGTGCCGTTCGTGCGGGTCGACGGCGACGCCGACCTACTCACCGACGCCGTGAACGCCGTCGCCGACACCCTGGTCAGCGACGACGTGCTGACGCTTCTCCACCTCGCGGTGGAGAACAAGCTCGTGGACTTTCGCGACTCGGGCATGTGGGTGGAAGGTCCGCGCAACGGCTTCGTCATCAAGACGCGCGAGGGCTACGACAGCGACGTCATGCGCCTGGGAACGCGCGACGGTCTGCGCGTCGCGCTCCAGAGCTTCCAGACCGAGGGGCCACGGCTGTGACCCGCGGGGGGCACATCCTACTAACTGGCGTCATGCTCACGACGGCGGTGCTCGCGTGCGGCTTCACGGCCACGCTGGTCAGCGACTCGCCGTGGGCGTTCACCGTGGGTGAGCTCGTTGGCACCGTGGTCACGTATGCCGTGATGCGTCTCGGTTACGCCGTCGCCGACCGACTGTTCGACCGACGCGAGCGTCGGCGCTACTACGAGAGGTAGCCGTGCTGATCATCCTGGAGCCGAGCGACGAGGGCAACTACACCGGGCACTACCTCACGACGCAACGCGTCGAGTACCAGCGGTGGCTGCACGGCCTCCTGGGCAAGTTCCGATTCCAGGAGTGGGACACGTACCCCGAGGCGTACGATGCGTGCGAGCGGGCGAACGGGTAGACACGTCGGGTCGACGTGCGCTAGGTTGAACGCACGGAACACAGGGAGGTAGTGAGTGGATCACACAGACATGTACGCGCTCACCGCGCCGCGAGTCACGGCGCGACACGGCGACATCCGCTGGTTCGACGGGGTGCCCCACTGGTGGAACGCCACGCTCCAGTGTTGGATCACGTTGAAGCCGTCGAGCGCGGTGTCGACGCACTGGTGGGATCTGCCGACGTGACGCGCGTGCGGGTCAGTCGGCCCAACTACGACAAGATGCACCGCTGCCCCGGCTGGTCGGGCGGCGGGATGCTGCACGCAAAGGTGAGTCGCTGCGACGGCGGCTCGCTGGTCTGGGACGGCGACGAGTACGTCGACATCTACGCCGGGCGCTGGTGGGCGTGGCGGGTCAACCGGTGCTCGGCATGCGGTGTGTACGTGCTGCCGTCGATGGTCCGGTGGCTCGACTGGCGGTGGCTGGCGTACCGGCTGACGACCTGGTTGGACGACTTAGCACACTGGTTGGGTGAGGATCGTGGCTGACGACGTACCACCGCGCGACCCGACGGTGGTGGAGTGGCTGCTGGAGCGTGAGCTCGCCGAGCGGCGCGCACGCGTCGACGCGACCGCCGGGGTCGTCACGTCCCGTCGGTTTACATAATCCCATTAACACGGTACGGTAGTCGTAGCGGGCGCGCCGAGGCCGCCCGGCGACTCAAGGAAGAAGGAGATCATGGCCGAGAATTTTCGCGACGTCCTTCACGCGGCGTTCGACCGGATCGAGCAGCTGCGGTCGGTCAGTCCCGGTGACGACGCCGACCGGGCGAGCGAGTGGATCGACGAGGTGCGAAACGACGTCGTCGCCCCGCTGCGCTCGCTCATGGAGGACCTCGAGTTGTTCGTGGCGAGCGTGAGCGACGACGCCGACGAGATCGAGACGAGCGCCACCGAGCTCGCCGACGCCCGCGACGCGGTGGACACCGCGCACGAGGCGCGCGATGAGGTCGACGACGACTCCGACGAGGTGGACGACCTCGACACGGCGATCGACGACGCCGAGAGCGACGTCGAATCCGCCGAGGGCGACCTGACCGACGCCGTCTCGGCGCTCGGCACGTCGTTGGACAACCTGCGCGATCAGCTGTGATGATCGACCGTTGACTCCATCATCACGGTGTGATAAAGTCGTTCTCGTAGGAACACCACGATGAAGGAGAGCATCATGGGTAAAGCGGATGACAAGGCAGCGGCGGCCCAGAAGGCCGAGGATGACTTCCGTGCCGAGACCGAGGCCAGGATCGCAAAGCTGAAGGCTGACGCCGAGGCGGCTCTCGACCAGGACTGGAACAAGGACTAGTAGGCCGAAACGCCGGGAGGCGTCGACACGTCACGCGTGTCCTGACGAGGCCAGGAGAGAAGGAGAACGCAGTGAGCGAACTTCGTATGTTCAAGGTGATCGCGTACCTCGATCGCAATGAGCCCCAGCCGCCGATCTGGGTGCGCGCGACGAGTCGCGACGACGCGCGCGACCAGGTGAACGAGTTGATCGACTTCAACGCCGAGCGTCAATATCCCAGTGATGTTCGACTGTACGTCTTCGACGAGTCGGTGATGACCGCACTTGCGGTCAATCCAACCACCGACGACCCGCGCTCCGAACTCGGTAGGAATGCGGTGAAGACGTGAGCGTCGCGACGTCGCTCGCCGCGCTGGTCGTCGTCATCGCGACGGCGACCGGCGCGCCGGCCGACCCGAGCCCCGCGCCGACGAGCGTGCTCACACCCACGCCCACGCCCAGCTACGTCGAGCGCGTGGTCGCGCACTTCCCCGGCGGGCGTGAGGACTTCTTCACGCCGAGCTCGGCGGTGATCGTGGGTAACAACATCTGCCGCGGGTTGCGGGCCGCCGCGGCGGGTACGGCGACGACCGACTACGCGCGGCTCACCGAACTGCTGATCGACCAGGCGGAGGTCACGACGGCCGACGCGACGTGGCTGCTGGACATCACGATCGCCGAAGTGTGCGACGACCAGCGTCCGTGACGCCGTAGTGCGTCGACTCGCTAGGATCTAACCAACGACACGAAGGGACGAAAGTGCCGCTCGAGATCACAGTAACAGTCAAGACCGACAACAACTTCGACGAGACGGTGATCACCAAGACGCTCACCGACGGCAACGCGAACCCGCGGTTCGACGGCAGCAACGCGAGCACGCTCGGCGCCGAGGCCGTGGGCCACGTCGTCGTGCAGCTCAACCGACTGGTGGACTCGCCGCTGATCGCCGACGGCACGCACGCGATCACGCTGGTCCGGCAGACGTACCTGCAGGAACTCCAACGTGACGCCGACACGCTCGCCAAGCTGCGCGCGGCGGGCGTCGACAACTGGGAGGGCTACGACGAGGCCACGCGGGGTGAGGTCTGATGCGCTGGACGCTGACGACGCTCGCGCTCGCGGCGACGCTAGTGACCGCGAGCGCGTGCACGAACGTCAGGGGGATCGTCGTGGGCAACGCCGAGGACGGAGCCGCGTGCCCGAACCCACCCAAGACGTTCGCCCTGTCGGTTGAGACCAGCGAGACGCACGTCGACTCGGCGGGTAACACCGTCAAGACGATTCGCACCGTGTGCGTGGACTCGGGGCTGGCCGGCACGTACAGGGTCGGGAGCACGTACCCGTGAACCGACTGATGCCAACGCTCGCCCTGGCGACACTCACCCTGGCCGCGTGCAACGTCGAACCTAAGGTGGTCGGCAAGTCGAGCGAGGTCGTCGCGCCCGAGAACGCGCACGCCGCGCCATTCAACTGCACAACGCCCAACTGGGGCCTCCGCGTCGTGAGCACCAAGGAGGCCAAGAACCCGGTCACCGGCGACCCGATGCTGGTGAAGATCGACCACTACCTGTGCGTGAGCGAGGCCACAGCACGGAAGTACCCAGTTGGGACGTCGTACCCGTGACGGGCTGCGCGTCGTGCGGAGTGAATGTCGCGCGAAGAGTGCGCGGCCTGTGCCGTAGGTGCTACCGCCGGTGCCACAAGAACGGCACGATCGACGACTACTCACGACGGACCTACCCGGCGAGCGAGCTCGTGCACGAGGCTCGGATGCTGCTTCGCTCGGGTAAGAGTAAGAGTGACGCGGCGGAGATACTCGGCGTCACCTGGGACGCAGTGACGCAGGCCCGACGACGAATGGAGCGTAGGAGTGACTGAGCAACCGGAGCACGAGAAGTTAAGTCGAGTCGCCGCGCAGTCGCAGGTGGTGTGTGAGTTCATCGAGTGGCTGGCATCGCGGGGTACGCACCTGATGCGCTGGTACGAGGACGATGAGGAGGTTACCTGCTACGGCGACGTCTGGCACGACTGCAACGACGGTCGGCACGTAGGCACGGACGGTCGTGACAGGGGCGCGTGCCGAGTCTGCGACGGCAGGGGCACCACGACGGCGCACCGCGAGGGCTGGGTGCCGAACGGCGAGTACATCCAGACGCTGCTGGCGAAGTTCTTCGAGATCGACCAGGCCAAGCTGGAGTGGGAGAAGCGCGCCATGATCGCCACGCTCCAGGGGAGGTACTAGTGGACGAGTTCAAGAACGCCGAGCAGCTGGCACGGGTGCTGCACGCCGGCCGCGAGATCACCGGTCAGCTTCTCCCGATGCCGATCTACGCGTACTGGGCACCCGGCGACGCGACCCGCTACCGCGTGGCACTGGTGCACGTGATGCCGCACGTCGACTCGGCGACGGATCGGGCGTACACGTTCCTCCTGGTGACCGCGGGCGGCACGTCGCTCACGATCGAGAAGCCTGGGCACGGCGTCGGCGCGTGGACCGCCGAGCGTTGGCTTCGTGTTCACGGCGCGGCGAACGCCGGCTGGTGGGCGGGCATCCGGCCGCTTCTCGCTGCGCTGAACTGGACCACGTGGAACGAGCGTGACACGGCGTACTCGCCGGCGTCGGCGATCCAGATCGGCGAGCTGCTCAGGTGATCAACCAGGTGACGCCACCGCCGGACGCCGTGGCCGGCTCGAACACGGCGCTCACGGCGTTCATCGCGGTGGTGGGCGTGGCGCTGCTTATCATCTTCATCAGCGGCGGCCCTCGTGACGGAGGTAGGCGGTGATCGGCAACACGACGGCGGCGATTCTCATCCTACTCGCCGTCGTGCTCGTCACCTACTTCGGCGACGGCGGCCCGCGCAACGACGGGCGTAAGCGCTGACACCGTTCGACGACCGGATGCTAGGATCAACGAGACACGACAACCGGAAGGGCAGGTAGTAATGACCGCCGACAACACGGACCTGGTCATCGAGTTCAACGTTCGGGGAGAGACGCTCGACGCACTCAACGAGCAGGTCACGACGAAGGTTCACGCGTTCTTCGGCACCGAGCTGCCGGTCAGCTTCGTGATCCACGCGGCGAACGAGGCCGAGCGCTGGGTGAGTAAGAACAGTGACGAGGGCGAGGGCGACTGGTACCCGCACGACCCGCCGGTCTTCAAGGGCCGCGTGTTCGCGTCGCGCTCGGCCGATGCGGTCGCGGAGCGGATCAAGCGCTACGATGCGTAGGCCACGCTGGATCGACGCGGCGCTCGTGTCGCACGTCCTCAACTGGGACACGGCGTTCATCGCGCTCACCGTTCCCGTCGCGGTCTGGGCGTCGCTGCCGGTGCTTACGGCGATCGCGCTACCGCTCGCGATGCTGTGGTTCGTCAGCACGCTGGTGAGGTAGTGCGAGTGGGAATGCAGCATCTTACCGGGAAACACTCGTAGGAGAAAGCCCGGTTAAGAGGTTACCGTTAGCGGCTGCTAAGTCCGTGGGGGTTAGGCGGACACTTTACCGATGAGAGGAAAGCGCAATGACGTGGCGTCAGGAACTCGCCGAGATGCTTCCCTGGGTCACCCTGTATAAGAGATCACGGCCGTGCGACGGCTACCGTTGGGGCCAGATGTCGCTCAAGGCCGTGCACGACCCGGAGCTGAAGGAGAGGTACCGTTGTAAGAATCAGGCGACGTGGCGGTTCAAGACGAGTAGGCGTAAGGTTCGCCAAGTAAGCGGCGCGCACGACGGCGTGTACTGCTGGTCGCACCTGTGCGTGCAACTCAACACCATGGACGAGTTCGAGCGCAGCAACAAGTACTGGAGCGCGCACCTGGACGAGGTGAACGCGATCCGCGTGCGCGGCGGCGTCAACCCGATCACGAAGGGAAGTTGAGGGAGAGCATGGTCAACGTACCGCGGCTGCGCGACGCGCTGGATTACATCGTCGAGCACCCAGATGAGTGGAACCAGTCGAACTGGATCGTGCGCACCGACTGCGGAACCGCGGGTTGCCTGGCCGGCGTCGTCGCCGTGAAGGTCATGGGTGCGGTGCCGTTGTTCATCAGCCCGGGCGTCGACGCGACGTCGAACCTCGAGCACAGCTCGATCGAGGACTTCGACTTCATCACTGAACACCCGATCTGGGAAGTGGACTTCACGTCGAAGTTCGCGCAGCTCGCCCTGGACCTGACCGATGACCAGGCGCTTGATCTGTTCGAAGCGGACAACACGCTGCACGACCTGTTCTACCTCGCCAACGTGTTCACCGGCGGTGAGATCGAGATCCCGGAGGAGATCGCCGTGCAGCCGCGACGGTTCGATGGCCTCAGTGACTGGGACGACGACGACGACGAGGACGAGGACGAGGACGACTCGTGATCAACATTCCACTTCTGCGCAAAACGCTCGAGTACATCACCGCACATCCCGACGAGTGGGAGCAGGGCGTGTGGGGAAAGCGTGTCTGGCAGGGCAACGTGTGCCGCACGTCACACTGCCTCGCCGGACACGCGGTCGTGCTGAACGGCGACGAGCTCAGCTGGACGCTCAACCGCTACAACGGCGTAAGATTCGCGTGTCTCAACGACGCTCCCATGTCCATTCGCGACCGCGCGCAGGAGCTGCTCGGGCTCACGTACTACCAAGCTGGCCAGCTGTTCGAGTCGGCAAACTCACTGCGCAAGTTGTGGACGCTCGCCGGTGAGTTCACCAACGGCGAGATCGAAGCTCCCGAGATCATACCCTAGAGCCTAGTGCCGGTGCGTCGACAGCACGACGAGCACCCACGTGCAAAGGTCCGCTCGGGGAAACACCTTTCATCCCTGTCATGAGCGTTCCTGCGTGACCGGCACCCGCGGAGGTGGGTCGCACGCGTCGTCCACGTGCGGCCCACCTCACATACCAAGGAGACGAGCAATGCCGAAAGTCAAGTTCGAGCGGGCGTCGACGTACGAGCGACTCGTGCGTGAGGCCCAGTCGTGGGAGGGCGGTTTCCAGGTGCGCACGCCGGACCCGCAGCCCGAGCTGTTCGCGGCCGAACTCATTCACCGGTACTACAATCTCCCCATGGTCCCCGACGTGCCGACGGTCGCGAGCGAACCCGCGACGACCGTGGACGACGGCGACTTGACCGATGTGTTCAGCACGATCAGTGGGGATGTTCCAGGTTAAATGTGGTGCGTGTTGCGGACGTGCGTGGGCGTCCTCTCCGTGGTGGTGTTCATGGCGCTGTGGTTTCTCTGGGCGGTCACGGGGTAGCATGATCGAGGTCTACGCTAGGTACACGGACGGAAGTTGAGGAGAGCGCAATGTTTGGTCTAAGAACGGATCACCAGCGGTTGAGAAACGCGCGCGACGCGGCCGCGTTGCAGCCGGAGCCGCTGGCACCCGACGGTCGGCCGGAGCTGTGGTTCGGCGTCGGCGTCAACGTCCCCGGACACGGCATCGTGTCGATGGACTGGCAGGGTACCGACCCGGACGACGTGCGCGACTCGCTCATCGAGTGGATCAACGCCGACGACTGGGTCACGGTGACCGCGTCCATGCAGGGTGCACGTAGTCAACTGACGTTCCGGACGTCGTGGGTGACCAGCTTCAACGTCGGCGCGACGGGAAGTAGACGATACACCGAGTTGTGATACGTCGTGTCGACGGCTCTTACCCGCCTGAACGCGACGCGACGTGGTACGTACGATAGGGTAAGTACGCGACCTAGTGAGGCGATGGAGGTCCCATCGCGTCGATCGCGTCGGTAGGCCCGACAGCCTACCTTGGCCGAGGAGACGGAGCCAAGCCTCACTAGGTCACGCAGAGCGGGATGGCGCAGTTCGGTTAGCGCGGCGGGCTCATAATCCGCAGGTCGTGGGTTCGAATCCCACTCCCGCCACGAGGCACCAGCTTCACCGGTACCCACTGGTCCAACGGCACGACGTCGGAGTCTGATTCCGAAGATTCCAGGTTCGAATCCTGGGTGGGTAGCCACCTCGGGAGACACGCGAGGGTCAGGGTGACGAAGTAGGTAAGTGGTGATAAGTATCCCGTCTCCCTCGCCACTTCACCTAATGACAGGAGCACGATGTGAAGCAGCTTAAGATTCTCTTCTCGCCGCAGGCGACCAAGGCGTGGCTCGCGGCGTTCGGCGCGCTCGTCTCCGCGCTCGTCATGGGCAACCAGGACCACGTCATCGACAGCACCGACTGGTTGACCGCGATCGACGCGTTCGTGATCACGTTGACCGCGGTGTTCAGCATTCCCAACGCGAAGTCCAAGGACGCGGCGGATGACTGACCCCGACATCCTGGACGTGCTGCGCTACGTGAGCATGGGCCGCGGCTACGTCGACGTGGAGCCGTACCCCGACGCGCGGGCGCGACGCGCGCTCGGAAGAATCTACGACGAGGAGGTGCCGGATGAGCGTGACGATGGTCGCGACTCGCAGAAAGTTCAGCCGGCAAGAGGTGATCGAGTACCGTCACCGCGTGACGATGCGCAGGCTGGATCGTAACTCCAAGCTTGCGCACGTCCACCTAACCGACTGTAAGATCTGTCACGCGAGGTATCCGCAGTTCACGCGGTGGAAGGCGACGTACGATGTCACGTCTTGACTCGGTGGCCGTGTGCATCACGGCCATTCCCCACCGCGTGGAGTTGCAGGCCGAGGCGCTCGCGTCGGTCCTCCTCCAGACGCACGTGCCCGACGAGGTGCACGTGTCGATCGACGTCGACGGCCGCGGCGCAGCCTGGAACCGCAACCGCGCGTGGCGTGCCGCGTCGACCGAGTGGGTCGCCTTCCTCGACGACGACGACGTGCTCTACCCCCAGCACCTCCAGGTCCTCCTGGATCACTCGAAGGACGCCGACCTGGTCTACCCCTGGTTCGAGCTGCGCGAGGGTCCAGACCCCCTGTTCGCGCCCGAGAACGGCCAGTTGCGCACGCCGCTCGGCCTGCCGTTCAACGACGAGCTGAAGCGTGAGATCGAAACCGAGCGCAACTTCATCCCGATCACCGTGCTCGTGCGTCGGTCGCTACTGGAGAAGGTGGACGGCTTCCCGCAGCCCGGCACGCCCGAGTGGCCGAACCCGGCGTGCGAGGACTGGGGCTGCTGGCGGAAGCTACTCGCCGAAGGCGCCCGGTTCGTGCACGCGCCCGAGCGGACGTGGCGCTGGCGCTGGCACGTCGGCAACACCAGTGGTAAGTCGTGGAACGGACTCCACTAGGGTGGTGAAAGGAAGATATGATCAGCATTCTCTGCCCGACGCGCGGTCGCCCCGACAACGTGCGTCGACTGCACGACTCGGCCATGAGCACGGCGCAGGGCGCGGCCAGCCTCGAGTTCATCTTCTACGTCGACGACGATGACGCGGCGTCGTATGACGTGGTCAACGAACTGGGTGTGCAGGCGGTGGTCGGGACGCGCATCGTTCTCTCGGAAATGTGGAACGCGTGCTGGAAGCACGCCACGAACGACATCTTCATGCAGTGCGGCGACGACATCATCTTCCGCTCGACGGCATGGGACTCGGAGGTGCTCGCCGCGTTCGACCTGATCCCCGACAAGATCGCGCTCGTGCACGGCCGTGACGGCTACCAGGACCGCAACATGGCGACCCACGGGTTCCTTCACCGCAACTGGACCGACGCGGTCGGCTACTTCGTGCCGCCTTACTTCAGCTCCGACTACAACGACCTCTGGTTGACCGAGGTCGCCGACGCGATCGGCCGACGCGTGTACCTCGAGGACGTGTACACGGAGCACATGCACCCCGTCGTCGGCAAGGGACCGCTCGACCGGACGCACCAGGAGCGGCTCGTGCGGCACGCGCAGGACAACGTGGAGCGCATCTACCGTGACAAGACGCCGGAGCGGATGAGCGACATCGCCAAGTTGAGCGCCGCCGTGCGGCAGTTTAGCGACACACTGGACATACCCGGCATTAGCGAGTAGAAGGCGACGAACGTGGACGACGTCGAACCGGTTTGGACCATTCTCATCGCCACGATCGGTCGGCGTGAGGCGCGCTTCACCGAGCTGCTCGAGCAGCTCATGCCGCAGGTACTGGCGCACGCCGGCCAGGTGACCGTCAGCGCGCTGTGGAATAACGGCGAGCGACCTCTGGCGGAGGTCCGGCAGGATCTGGTCCAGGGTGCCAACTCGCGGTACGTGTCGTTCGTGGACGACGACGACCAGCTGCCCGAGTACTACGTGGACGAGGTGGTCAAGCGACTGGACGGCGTCGATTACGTGGGCTGGCAGATGCAGTGCTACGTGGACGGCGTACCGCTCAAGCCGACTTACCACAGCATCTGCTACGGTCGCTGGTCCGACGACCAGCTCGGCTTCTACCGCGACGTCAGCCACCTGAACCCGGTGCTTACGTCGATCGCCAAGTGTGTCGACTACCGCGACGGCGACCCACCCGAGGACGTGGCGTGGGCCGACCGCATGCGGGGCCGCCTGGTCACCGAGCACTACATCGACCGGGTCATGTATCACTACCGTTCGTCCGGCGCCGACAGCACGTGGCAGCCGGGCTCGGTCGAGCCGGGCGACTACGAACGCCCAGTCGTGGCGTGGCCCTTCTTCGCGTGGCACTCGGCGAGCTCACGTTGAGGTACGTCGGTCCGTGCCAGATGGCATGTCAAGATGAGTGCGGAGTCCCGGAGCAATTTACGATTACCACGGTTGAACCACCAAAGTGGGACTACCCAGGTGTCATTGCCTGCTCGAATGTGGGTTGTGGTTTGATGCTGCTGATCGAACGAACTATGGAGTAGACGTGCGAGTGCTCATCACGGGAACCGGTGGCTTCGTGGGTAGCCACGTTCTCGAGGAAATCCTGGCGGCCACCGACTGGCACGTGGTGAGCGTCGACTCGCTGACACGGCACAACGGCACCATGGACAACATCATCTACGCCATGCTCGCCACGCAGGCGGGTAGTGATCGAGCGCGCGTGACGCACGTCACGCACGACCTCACGGTACCGTTCTCACCCGCGCAGCTTAGGCGCATCGGCGGGATCGACTACGTCGTCAACGTCGCGTCGCTGTGCCAGGTCGACGCCAGCATTCACGACCCGCGCGACTTCATTAAGAACAACGTCGATCTCCAGCTGACGATGCTCGAACTCGCGCGCACTCTCAAGCCCCGGCGCTTCATTCACATGTCGACGGACGAGGTGTACGGGCCAGGTGAGCCGACGACCGGTACGGACCACCGGCCGTCCAGCCCGTACGCGGCCTCCAAGGCGGCTCAGGAGGACATCTCGCGCTCGTACGCGCGGACGTTCGACGTTCCCGTGACGATCGTCAACAGCGCCAACATGTTCGGCGAGAGGCAGTCTCAGCTTGCCTTCATTCCTCGCGTGGTGGACATGATCCGACGGGGTGAGTCGATCCCAATCCACTTTCACGACGGTGAGCCGGGCGGTCGGCACTACACGTACGTGCGCAACGTCGCGGGACACGTCGTGCGGCTGCTCATC